CAACAACAAAAAACTGGACAAGCTTTTTTGATAACTTAGATGCCGACGATGAAAACCAAGTCTCTATCACTATTGAAGGAACTTACTATGGCATCCACGTTGATGATGACTTTGTAGATCTGGCAATTGAAGAGACCGGCCTTTTGGACGATGTATATCAACTTCTCACAGATCGGGAAGTTATTAGAAACAATAACCTTTGCTTTGAGGGAGAAACCTATCTAGACCTTTATGGTGATGGGGTGGCTTTGATTGGCGGCTTCTATTTTGATTGGGATGTTTTCAAGACCCTCCTAAACTTAGAAGAAGAGCTTTCAACCAGCGTGATTACTGCGCCCCTTGAGAAGCTTCTAGATGGAAAGGAGATGAACGGAGAAAATGTTAATGCCGCTCTAAGGGAAGATAGAGGCCGCACAATGTCTAATGCCATTGTTGATTACTTTGATACGCTAATTGATGCTAAGCCAAGTGCTATCTACGATGCGTTTGAGAAAACAACCGAGATGACTGATCGTGAGAGCGCCGAAGTTTCTATTTCCACCGTTATTACTACAACCGTTGGAGAACTCAGAGCAACATTAGAGGATGCCGCCGACAGCCGCATCGGAAGAACTTGGTTTGAAAAGCGTGATGTTACAATCAAACTAAACTCCGGAGAGAAACAAGAGTTCTCACTAGAATGCTCAAATGACTGAAAAAGTATATATATTTGATGTTGATGGAACTTTAACCCCGGCAAGACAGCCCGCAACAAAAGAGTTCCTAACTTTCTTTGAGGACTGGGCAAAAGAGCATACATTTTATTTATGCTCAGGTTCAGATCTAGAAAAAATAGAAGAGCAGTTACCCCCGGACACTCTCAACTTGTCCGGGGGTATTTTTGCTTGTATGGGAAATGCCTTTTACAAGAACGATAAAAAAGTTTATCAAAGAGACTTTAGACCACCACTTGGCTTTGAAAGGTTTCTTAAATTCCAGCTTAGATCTTCTGACTATCCTTTTAAGACTGGAAACCACATAGAAAAAAGAATTGGAATGTGGAACTTTTCTATTGTTGGCCGAAATGCGACACTACAGGAACGAAAAGAATACCATACTTGGGATAAAATGTCCGGTGAAAGATTAGGCTTGGTAAAGAAGATAGAACAAACATTCCCAGGAGTATCTGCTGTTGCCGGTGGAGAGATCTCATTAGACCTAAACAATCCAGGTCAAGACAAGTCCCAGGTTGCTGAAGAAGTCTTAGAGCTTCACCCGAATGCAAGGTTGGCTTTTGTTGGAGACAGAACTCGCCCTGGTGGAAATGATTATGCTCTTTCTAAAAAGATTGTTGATAATAGATTAGGAGTTTCCGTTCAGACAGAAGGATGGGAAGAGACAATAAATATATTAAATATTCTGGCATAGCTCAGTTGGTTTAGAGCGGCGGACTGTTAATCCGCTTGTCCTTGGTTCGAGTCCAAGTGTCAGAGCTGGTAGCGAAACACAAAAGGAAAAAAATTATGTATGATGAAAAATTAGACCCTAGCTTTGCTAGAAATATCAATATTGAGTTTGACAAGGCGAATTCCTCAGAAAGATGCTTAAACTTTATTCTCACAACGAAAACTAACTTTGGAACAACAAAAAGAAAGGTTGTTTTTACTAGTTTCTCGGTTCTCCCAAAATGTTATAGAAAGGCCATGGAATCGATCTAAACACTATTTAAAGAAAGGAGATAAACCACATGGCAAAAAAAACTTATGTTCTAGATACGAATGTACCTTTGACACATCCGGATTCGCTTTATGCGTTTGAGAATAACGATATTTTATTACCCTTTAAGGTCCTAGAAGAGTTAGATAAACACAAGAAAAGGCAAGATGGTGTTGGCAGAAATGCCAGAGAAACAATCCGCATTTTAGACAGTTTGCGAGAAAAAGGATCTCTTTATAAAGGAGTTCGTTTAGGAAAAGGTTTAGGAATTTTAAAAGCAGTTCAGTTAGATCCTGAAAATCTAGCAGACTGTCCGGACATTCAATTAAAAGATCCAGACAATGAGATCATTTGCTGCGCTTTCCAAGAGCGAGCCGCCAACCCACGGAGAAAGCATGTCATGGTCTCCAGGGACATCAACATGCGAGTCAAGTGCGACTCTCTTGGTCTCCTGTGTGAAGACTATATTCGCTCAAAGGTCGTAAAAGACACAAGCGAACTTTACACAGGCTTCTCATCAGTTTTGGTTGATGATGAAGTTGTTGATCGGTTTTATGCCGGTGAAGAAATCTTTGTAGATGAAGTTTATTACCCAAATCAGTTCTTGATGTTGGTTTCCAATGCTAACGATAAAAAGACTGCGCTAGCAAGATATATTAGACCGTCATCCCCTTTGCGAAAAGTTCGTTCAGGCGAGCGTGTAAAGGTATTTAACACTCTGTCTCCAAGAAACAAAGAGCAAGCATTTGCTATAAACTTACTTTTAGATGACAGCATTAGTTTGGTAAGCCTTATCGGAAAAGCAGGAACTGGCAAAACCTTGACCGCAATTGCTGCTGGGTTGGAGCTAGTCTTAGAGAAGGAAGAATACGACAAACTTATTGTATCACGTCCCGTAACTCCTATGGGTAAGGACATTGGCTTCCTTCCAGGTACGCTAGAAGAAAAGATGCTTCCCTGGCTAGCCCCCGTTCAGGACAACTTAGAAACCCTGCTCTCAGGCAAGGAAAATTTTAAGATGTTCCAAGAGCGAGGAATTATTGAGATTGAAGCACTTACTTACATTCGTGGTCGCTCAATAAACAACGCTTACATTATTATTGATGAAGCACAAAACTTGACAATGCATGAAATAAAAACTATTATTACACGTGTTGGAAATAATACAAAGATTGTTCTCACCGGAGACATTGAGCAAATCGATAATGACTATACTGACGAGACGTCAAACGGACTTGCTTACGCAGTTGAGAAGTTCAAGGAGTACGAAATCTCCGGCCACGTCACACTTGTTAGAGGTGAGCGATCCAAGATTGCTACTCTAGCATCCAAGATCTTATAAGAGGTAAAAAATGGAAAAGATAAAAACCATGGAAGAAGCAATGCGTAATCCTGATCTTGATGAGGTTGTACAGGTCGACAACGAACTTAAGACTTTTGTTGTTGATTATGTTGGAAAAGAGCTTAAGCCGGAAACCGGCAATGTTACGGTTGAGATGGTTATTGATGTACTGGCTTCACACTTCCCAGAGCTTGTTTTTGCTCTTGCTGAGGAAAACTTTATTCGTGGCTACGAGCAAGCAATGGACGATCTAGGTCCGCAAGCTGAAGACGATGAATAATTTTTTTACTTTATACGCCGGACAAATTGAGGTTTTTATACAAGGAAAGACTAGGTTTGATTTTAAACAAGCCTTGGAAAAATTAGAAAAAGCCTTACCGGGTTATTTTCTAATGCAAGGCATCGATGTTATTTATGTTGGTGAGTTTGAGGATCTTAGAGAAAGAGAGCTAAATGCTGCCTATGCTGACGGTGCTATCTATGTCTTACCTGAGCAGTCTTCCGAGCAGGACTTTCTTGACGACATTGTTCACGAGGTTGCGCACTCTCTTGAGGAGCGTTTCACCGACTTTATCTATGGCGACGGCAAGATCCAACAAGAGTATAAAGAAAAATACTTAAAGCTAATCGGCCTAATGGGAAAGCAAGCTCAAATAGCAATTCCAGAAAAGTTCCTTATAACTGTTCCGTTTGAGTATGACCCAGAATGGGATGAGTTTCTTTATCAAACTGTTGGCTACGACATCTTACACATCCTAACTCCAGGCCTCTTCGCCTCTCCGTATGGGGCGACGTCTCTCAGGGAATACTGGGCCAACGCTTTTGAGCACTTTTACTTGACAAGCGCCTCCGCATCTGCTAAGATCTCACCAGAGGCGTTTAACAAGATAAAGGAGCTAAATGACCGAGCCGAAGCTACATAAACCACATATTTCTTTTTCCGAACTTTCCAATTGGCATAAATGCCCTTGGTATCACAAGTTAGTATACGTCGACGACATTGCTGGTTTCAAGGGCTCTGCCCATACCGCTTTTGGTTCCGCTGTTCACAACACAGCGGAACAGTTGCTTTTGGAGAATATAGAAGACCCTATTTCTTATTTCCAAAAAGATTTTACAAAACAAATCAACCAACTCCAAAAAGATGGTGTAGAATACGATGAAATGCTCGTAGAACAGATGAAAGCACAGGGTGAAGACCTTGTTGAGCTTATTTTACCCGCTCTTCGCATCGAATTCGGCAAGTTTGAGTTAGTTGCTGTAGAGTACTCTCTTTATGAAGACTGTAAAGAAGATCTAGGAATTGATTATAACTTTTCTTTCAAAGGTTTTATCGATCTTATTATCAAGACTTCAGATGGCAAGATTCACATTCTAGATTACAAAACTTGTTCTTGGGGATGGAAAGCAGAAAAGAAAAGCAGCAAGATGACAAACTACCAGTTAGTTCTTTACAAGTATTTTTATGCTAAGAAATACGGCATTCCACTAAAAGACGTTGAATGTCACTTTGCGCTTCTTAAAAGAACAGCAAAGAAAAATAGGGTAGAAATATTTAAAATCACTTCAGGGCAAAAAAAAGTTGAAAATGCTCTTGACTTTACAAAAAAAGCAGTTTATAATATTCACAAACAGTTATACTTTAAGAATAGAATGAATTGCACTTATTGTGAATTCAAACATACAAAACATTGCCCGAGGTAAAATGACAGACAAGATTAAGATTCTAACAATATCAGACATGCCTCTTTCCCCGTCTGGTGTTGGCACTCAAACAAAGTATGTAATAGAATCCCTTCTGAAAACAGGAAAGTACCAAGTTATTTCGCTTGGTGGTGCTATAAAACATCCAAAATACGACCCCATCAAGACAGAGGAATGGGGCGATGATTGGGTCATTTACCCGATTGACGGGTTTGGAACGCCTGATGTGGTCCGGTCGATTATGAGAAATCATCGACCGGACCTTTTGTGGTTTATGACAGATCCACGTTTCTTTGGGTGGCTTTGGGAAATGGAAGACGAGATCCGTTCTCAAATGCCGATGGTTTATTATCACGTATGGGACAACTTCCCAGCTCCCTATTACAATGAAAAGTTTTATAACTCAAATGATGTTATTTGTTCAATCTCAAAGGTTACAGATGCTATTGTTCGAGAAGTTGCGCCGGATGTTGAATCTCACTATGTTCCACACGCAGTTGATGGCGACATCTTCAAGCCAATGCCAACAGAAGCTACATCAGATCTTAGGAAAGAACAACTAGGAGAGTCCCACGAAAAGTTTGTATTCTTTTGGAACAACCGAAACGCACGACGAAAGCAGTCAGGAACCCTGCTATTTTGGTTTAAAGAGTTTTTGGAAAGAGTTGGAAAGGACAAGGCAACTCTTATTATGCATACAGAACCAAAAGATCCAAACGGTCAAGACCTAGAAGCAATTGCAAAGAAACTTGATATGCACGAAGATGGCCAAGTGTTCTTTTCAAAGCAAAAGTATCCACCGCAGATTCTTGCGAACATTTACAATATGGTTGATTGCACCCTCAACATTTCAGATGCTGAAGGTTTTGGTCTAGCAACCCTTGAGTCTCTTTCTTGTGGAACCCCAATCATTGTAAATATGACCGGTGGGCTCCAAGAACAAGTAACTGATGGTGAGAACTGGTTTGGAATAGGCCTAGAACCGTCCTCAAAGGCCATCATAGGCTCTCAAGACATTCCTTACATCTATGAGGACCGTCTCAACAAGGAAGACTTTATAGAGGCTCTCACGAAGATTATGGAAATGCCCGAAGAAGAGCGAAACGCACTTGGTGAAGCTGGTCGAGAGCACGTACAAAAGAACTATAACTTTAAAGACTTTTGTGATAAGTGGCCAACACTCCTAGAAGACATTCATAATCGTTATGGATCTTGGGAAAGCAGAAAAAATCATTCAACTTGGACATTTGAGGAGGTAGTATGAAAAAGGTATTAGTTAGAGGCCCAGCGCTATCACAATCAGGCTATGGAGAACACACACGCTTGGTTCTTCGTTCACTTCGTTCAAGAGAGGAAGATCTAGATCTTTACCTTCTTTCAACCAGTTGGGGTGCGACAAACTGGATCTTTGAAGACGATGAGGAGCGAGCATGGCTTGACTCGCTCGTTCAAAAGACAGCTATGCTAATGCAACAAAAGCAAATGCCTCAGCCAGACGTCTCAATACAGGTCACAATACCTCTTGAATGGGAGCGTATGGCCCCGATCAACATTGGCGTCACCGCAGGTATTGAAACCACAAAGATTGCGGGAGAATGGATTGAGAAGGCAAATATGATGGATAAAATCATTGTTCCTTCTCAGTTTGCTCGTTATGCTTTTGACGAAACCTCTTATGACGCACAAAACCAACAAACTGGAGAAATCGTCAAGGGCTACAAAAACGAAACACCCATTGAAGTTATTCCTTATCCAAGAAAAGATTGGGAATTTAAAGACAGCCCAGAGTCAATTGAAAACCAAATCTCTTTTGAAACAGACTTTAACTTTCTTTCAGTTGCCCAATGGGGACCACGAAAGAATCTAGAGAACCTAGTCAAATGGTTTATCGAAGAAAACTTCGATCGTGAAAATGTTGGCTTAGTTCTAAAGACCAACCTAGCAAAGAACTGCGAGATCGATCGGGTTCATTGTATTGAGAGAATCAAGGTTCTTCTAGATCACGAAGATTACAAAGAAAAGAAATGTAAGGTATATCTTCTTCATGGCTATATGACAGAAGAGGAGATGGCGCTCCTTTATCGACACAAGGACATTCACGCCTTTATCACAACAACTCATGGTGAAGGTTATGGGCTTCCGCTATTCGAGGCAGCACAAGCAGGCCTTCCTATCATCGCACCGGCTTGGTCAGGGCACACCGACTTCTTGACGATGCCTGTAAAGGGAAAAAACAAGTTCATTCCACTTAAGGTAGATTATGAACTTCGCCACGTCCAGAAAGAAGTTGTATGGGATAAAGTTATCATTCCTGATTCTATGTGGTGTTTTCCAAAGGAAGGCTCATTTAAGATGAAGATGCGCTCGATGATGGAGAATCACGGCGCAATGCAAAAGAAAGCAACCCAGTTAGCAGAATGGCTTGAGAAAGAATGGCCAAACGAAGAAGAAGTATTTGAGAAAATAATCGATAATGTTGTTGATAAGACAGAATTAATTAACTGGGAGACATGGTCTGACAACATACAAGAAATAAAAGAATATGCATGATGTTGTTTTTGTATCTGATTTCTTTGCCGAACAAGGGATCTCGGGGGGCGCAGAGGCATTTAATGATGAACTCATTAAATGCCTAGTATCAGAAGGATGCAAGCTTGAAAAAATTAATTGTCATTTATTGACGCCGGCTCACATTAGAGATGATAAATTTTATATAATTTCAAATTTTATGAATTTAAGTAAAAATAATTTAAATTTACTTAAAAATACAAAATATATTATCTTAGAGCACGATCATAAGTATGTTTCAACAAATGATCCTTCTAAGTTTTTAAACATGCTAGCGCCTTCGAGATTTATTATAAACAAAGATTTTTTTGAAAATGCAAAAGCAGTTTTTTGTCAAAGTAAGATCCATGCAGAAGTCTTACAAAAAAATCTTTTAATAAACCATGTTGTAAATTTAGGGTGCAATTTATGGTCAAATGATAATATAGAACTATTAAAAAAATCTATTAATATTAAAAAAACAAAAAAAAATGTAATATTGTATACAAAAAACAAAAATAAAGGAATGGATAGAACAGTTCAATATTGTAAGAAAAATAATATTGAATTTGAATTTATACAGCCGTCCAAATATGAGACTTTTATAAAAGAGCTAGCCACCGCCGAAAAGTTATATTTTTTCCCCGAGTGGCTTGAAAGTTTTAGCCGGGTTGCAATAGAGGCACGTATACTGGGGTGCACAATTGTCACCAATAAATTAGTAGGAGCCACTAGTGAACCCTGGTTTGGTGATCTGAAAGGATTAGATTTAATAAATTTTATTGAAAATAAGAAAAATGAAACAATTTCAAAATTTATAAACGTTATTCAAGATAAAAAAGTTCAATTTATAAAATCGATATATATTCCTAAGATTTCAATAATAACTTCCCTATACAAAGGGGGAGAGTACATAGAGCATTTTATGTCAGAAGTGGTCAAACAGACCATATTTGATAAATGTGAGTTATTAATATTTGATGCTAATTCGCCGGATAAAGAATTTGAAATAATAGAAAAATACATTAAAAAGCATGATAATATATTTTATAAAAAACTAAATAAAACTTTAAATGTGCACGAAACAATGAACTTGGGGATTAAAAAATCGACAGGTGATTATCTTACCTTGTGGAACGTCGACGACACCAGAGCTTATAACTCTTTAGAGATAATGGCAAAAAATTTAAGTGTTGACGACACAATTGATTTAGTTTATGCTGATTCTTATCAAACAAATATAAAAAATGAAACATATTTAAATAACAGCTCGTTCAACAAACTCTATGAGCACTCGGTGTTAGAATATTCGAAAGAAAACATGATTAAGTGTCTTCCGGGACCGCTCCCGATGTGGAGAAAAACAATGAGTGAAAAAAATGGGTTATTTGATACAAAATTAAACTTTGCGGGAGATTGGGAAATGTGGCTGCGCTGCACACAAAGCGGATCGAAGTTTAAGAAAATACAACAGGTACTTGGCTTGTACTACTACAACGTAAATGGTTTATCTACAGCAAAAGAAAATTTTCATGAAAAATTAAAAGAAGAATCAAAGATATTTAATAAATATAAAAACGTTTTTGGTTTAAAAAATTACAATACGTACAAGAAACACTTTAACATTAATGAAAATGAATAAAAAATTCTTGATTATTGATTCAAGACCATATGGTCTTTTTTCTATATTTTTACATACAATTGATAATATTAAGTGGGCAGAAGATAATAACTATATTCCTGTTGTCCGTTGGGGGCCGGGTCGAAGAGACTCTAATCACGGCCGCTCAGGTACCATAGAGTATAGGAACACTAAAGACCCAAGCGTTTTAGACAAAAACAATTTTCTAACAGATTCAGCGCCCGCATCCTACAACAACACTCCTGGGATGAAACACTGTCAGTGTCTTTACTGGTCAAAAGATGGTTGGAATAACTCTTTAAACCCATGGGAATATTATTTTGAGCCATTAAATAGTTATAGTGTTAAAGATGCGCTCGCCGCTAATCATGATGTATCTGACATATTCATGGCAGGAGAGCTAGATTATAACATGCAAAATAAATTTTTAATTAAAAATATTCATTTGTATGAACCGCTCCTTCTATGGGACTTACTAGGAACGCCACTAGAGAGAGAACACAGGGAAAGTGCTAACAGAATAATATTAAATAATATAAAAATAAAAAAAGAAATAACAAACAAAATAAATAAATTTTATAATAAATTCTTTAAAGAAGACGTTCTAGCTGTGCACGTAAGGGGGACAGACAAAAAAATGGAATTCCCCCACAAATCCTTACCGTTGCATGCATACTTAGATATGATCGAAGAAAAATTAACAGAAAAAGATAGTCAAATATTTGTTGCATCTGACAACAACGAGGCGATTGCGGAAATATTTAAAGCATTTGGCCGCAAGAGAACAATTGCACGTCCCGCCGTAAGGATGAGCAAGTATAACTCCAGCGATCCCATATGTTTGACGTCTGCAACTGGCCCGGAACACGGAGAGGAGTGTTTAATTGATTGTGTCTTGATGTCAAGATGCGACCGTCTAATATGTACAGATTCAAACGTTGCAGCTGCAGCTGCATATTTTAATCCACACAGTGCAATAACATACTTAAACAGGATATATGGATCATAAGATAATAAAAAAATTAAAAAAACAAATTTTAAAAGTTTCATATGAAACTCAACTAGGTCACATTCCAAGTGCTTTTTCTATTTTAGAGATCATATATTGCCTTTATAAAGATCATATAAAAGATGAAGAAAAATTTATCTTAAGCAAAGGACACGGCTGCTTGGCTCTTTATGCTGTGTTTTTAGAGATGGGGATAATTAGTGAAGAGGAGTTTTTTTCATTCGGTTCTTTCGATAGTATACTAGGTGGTCACCCGCATAGGGGAAAGCACAAAAAAATTCACGCATCAACCGGTTCTCTTGGTCATGGTCTGCCAATATGTGTTGGGATTGCGATCGCAAATAAAATATCACAAAGGGATGAAAGAACCTTTTGTTTAATTGGTGATGGGGAGTGTAACGAAGGCACAACTTGGGAATCCGCAATGGTCGCCGCAAATTTAAAATTAAACAACTTAATATGCATAATTGATGAAAATAATTCTCAAATCAGATCTTTACCGACTAAAAGAATCGAAAAAAAATTCGAAGCTTTTGGGTGGAAAGTAGTAGTTGTTTTAGACGGTCACAACATAGCCGATATCAATAAAGCGATAAGCGCCGCCAAGGAAGAGCAAGACCTACCTATTTGTGTGGTGTGCAAGACTGTAAAGGGAAAAGGGGTAAAGGAGATGGAAACCAACATGCACTCCTGGCACCATGGCCCGCCAAACAAAGAACAATATGAAAAATTCATTGAGGAGTTAGATGCGTAAAACATTTGCAGATATATTAATAAGAAAAGCTGAAGAAGATGAAAAACTAGTAGTTTTGATTGGCGATATTAGTCATTTTCTATTAAAAGAATTCGAAAGCAGGTTCCCAGATAGATTTTATAACATTGGGATCTGTGAACAGTCCATGATCGGGATCGCCGCCGGCCTGGCTCTCAATGGCTTTAAGCCAGTTGTACATACGATAGCTCCATTCTGTGTTGAAAGGGCGTATGAGCAAATTAAGATTGATTTATGTTATCAAGAGCTGGATGTGACGATAGTCACAGTTGGTGGCTCGTTTGACTACGCTCACTTGGGATGCACACACCATTGTTATTCAGATATATCAATTTTAAGACCACTTCCAAATATCGATATATTTTGTCCGGGAAATAAAAAAGAATTCAAAAATCTTTTTAATAAAACATGGTCTAACGGTAAGACAAAATACTTTAAACTATTCAAAAGCATGCATGAAGAAGATTTTGATATTAATCCATATGACTGTCATATAATAGAAGGAGATATAACAAAGCCTCTTATTTTTACGTGTGGGCATACACTAGAAATAGTAAAGGAAAAGCAAAACATAATTATATATTTACCAACAATAGAACCGCTTTCATTAGAAACCGAACTAAAAATAGTTAATTTATTAAAAAAACAAAATAATTGTATATCAGTTGAAGAAAATTCTTCAATAGGCGCCCTGGGAGATAAAATATTCGATATTGCTTCCAGGAACAACATGCTAATAAATTTAAAAAAAACAGGTATACCAAGAAAGTTTTGTACAGACTATGGAACTGCTGACGAACACAGAGAAATTTTAGGGTTAACAAAGGAGAAATTAAGGTATGTATAATTATGATGTTATATATGAGGAATGTAGCTTTTTAAGTAAAAAAATTAATATTGAAAAATTTAAAAATTCGAATATATTAATCACTGGGGCAAATGGATTAATTGGTGGTTTTTTAGCTGATTTTTTTGTTTATATTAATAAATGTTTTTCTTTAAATATTAATCTTTTTTTGACGTCTAAAAGTAAAAAAGATAATCTGAAAAGAATTAAACATATAGTAGAAGATAATACGGCAAAATATTTTTCATGGGATTGTACAACAAGAATTGAACACTCTAAAATACCAGAAAAAATTGATTTTTGTTTTTTTTGTTCTGGTTATGGACAACCAGCCAAATTTTTAAAAAATAGTATAGCAACATGCTTGATAAATGTAGTGGGTGTTGAATCAATATTAGAGCACATGGATAAAAAAGGTGGAAAATTTTTATTTTTAAGTACTAGTGAGGTCTATGGCACTCCTCCTACAGACTTTGTCCCCACTCCGGAGAGCTATAATGGTGTTTTCGACTTACAGAACAATCGATCGTGTTATATCGTATCAAAACGCCTAGGCGAGATACTTTGCAAACAATATGCAGAAAACAATAACGTTGAAACAAAAATAGCTAGAGTCGCTTTAACATATGGTCCCGGAGCGTTATTCTCTGATGAAAGGGTGCTGCAGGATTTTCTTTTTAAAGCGCAAAATGGAAATATTAATCTACTAGATGAAGGCGCCTCAAGAAGAAACTACCTTTATATTACTAATTGTGTTTATATTTTAATATATATATTGACAGATGGAAAAGAATTAGTATATAATGTAGGTGGAGATGTTGAGGAAATAACAATTTATGAATTAGCCAATAAAGTAGCTAGCTTTTTTAATATAGAAGCCATAAAGAAAAATAAGCTTCCTTCAGAAGCCACAAAAGAGGCGCCAAAAATTGTTAGTTTGGCCATGGACAGGTTTCGAAATGAATTTCCTGAGTATGAAAAAGAAATAATATCTTTAGATGAAGGGATTAAAAGGACAATTAAATGGTTTAACTTAGGAGGAACCGATGATTAATAAAATTTGTGAAAAAGATCTTGAAAATTCTCTTGGTGAAGAACTGTCTGTTTTTCTAAAAGAGAAAATTAAAGATTTTGATTTATCTTATATGGAATTAGATAAAGAAGAAAATAATGATGTCATATTAGAAATATTAAAATATCTGTACAAAAATACAGGGGAAGTAACTCGTGCCGGACAGCATCGAATAGGAGATTGGGAAAAAGGCTGGAGTGAAAATTCTGAAGGGTTTCTAAAACACAGAAAACATAATTTTTTAATCCCAAAATACTTCGGAAAATATCCATATATTAGATGGAATAAAAAAATAATTAAACCATGCAATAAAGATATGGAATATAATCTAGTTAGCTTATTACAATATTGGATATTCGAAAAATTTATTAAGAACTGTGCAAATATATATGAATTTGGCTGCGGGACTGGACATAACCTTTTAAGAGTTAACGAAGTCAATCCAGAAGCAAATGTTTTTGGGCTTGATTGGGCCACAAGTTCACAGCAATCGATTGAAAATATTAACAAAGTCTTCAACACTGATTTTAAGTGTAATAAGTTTGATTTTTTTAATCCGAATTATGGTCTTTCTCTAGAAAAAGACTCAGGGGTATATACCTTTGCAGCTTTAGAGCAAATTGGCGATAAATATGAAGATTTTATTAATTTTTTACTAGAAAATAATCCTAAAATATGTTTTCACATAGAACCAATTAGTGAATACTTAGATGATACAAACTTATATGATTTTTTAAGTAAAAAATATTTTGAAAAAAGAAATTATCTTAAAAACTTTAAAAACTATATGCACAAGCTAGAAAAAGAGAAAAAAATTAATATTATTTTTGAAAAAGAAAGCTTTATTGGGAGCATGTATATAAATGGGTATTCGATTATAGCTTGGGAGAAAGTAAATGCCTAGGTTTATTTATTCAAAAGTTAATGAAAAACTGTTATTAATTATTAATAAAAAAGATGATATAGTTGCGGATAGAAACGATCTGTCTCCTGATGATGCTCTTTTACAAGTTTCTTCGAAGGTTTTATCAAAAAATGATCTTTTTGAGCCTCATAAGCACAATAATATTAGGCGAGAAACCTTTGGAACCAATGAAGCATGGGTCATTCTTTCAGGCTCGATTGAAGCAAGGTTTTGGGATCTAGATAATACCTTGGTTCATGAAGAGATCCTAGAAAAGGGCGATTGCGCAATCGTGTTTTCTGGAGGTCATGGTTTTAAAGTCTTAGAAGAGGGAACTATTTTATACGAATTTAAAAATGGGCCATATTTTGGCCAAATTAAAGATAAAACATACATAAAAACAAAGGAGAATGTTTAAATGAAAAAGGCATTAATAACCGGCGTAGGAGGCCAGGATGGCAGCTACCTGGCGGAATATTTATTGGATAATGATTATGAGGTCTATGGGATGATAAGAAGGCATTCGGTAGCCGAAAACCAAGATTCCAGAATAAATCATATAACAAAAAACATCAATACGTACTATGGTGACTTGTTAGACTACCCTTCTTTGGTAAGAATAGTTAATGAAGTCCAGCCGGATGAAATATATAACCTTGGCGCAATGAGTCATGTTAGAATCAGTTTTGATATGCCATCATTTACAATACAAACAAACGCTCTAGGCGTCTTGAACATGTTGGAAGTATATAGAACAACATGCCCAGAAGCAAAATTCTATCAGGCATCTTCTTCAGAGATGTTTGGCAACTCTGTTGATGAAGACGGGACACAAAGACTCACAACACCAATGAACCCGGTTAGTCCATATGGGTGTGCAAAGGTAATGGGCTATAATCTTGTTAGGCATTATAGGCACGCATATGGACTTCACGCTTGCAACGGAGTTCTTTTCAATCACGAATCCCCAAGAAGGGGTTCAAATTTTGTAACCAACAAAGTTGTTAAGGGCGCTGTTGCAATTAAGAAAGGGTTACAAGATAAACTAGAGCTAGGAAACATGGATTCTTATAGAGACTGGGGGCACTCAAAAGATTATGTGAGAGCTATGCACATGATCCTTAACCATGATACTCCTGATGAGTTTATTGTTGCGACCGGCGAAACACACTCTGTAAGAGATTTGTGTGAAGTTGTATTTTCAAAACTTGGATTAAATTACGAAGATCATATTGTTCAGAACCCGATTTACATGCGTCCTGAAGAGCTAAAATACCTTAAGGGGGATCCTTCAAAAGTAAAAAACGTGCTGGGCTGGAAGCCAGAGTACACATTTGAAACGCTATTAGATGATATGATCGATCGCTGGGAAAAGGAATTATAATAAAGGAGAAAAATAATGAAACTATCAAATCAAGCAGCCGGAGCCCTGTTAATGGTTCTACAAAAATGTCTTTGGGAGCAAGCAGATATCATGCCGCTTCTTAACGATATGGTTTTTGAGATGTCCGATGATGGGCTTGTGGTAACCAATCCACCTGTCGTATCCGGAGACCTTTCAGAGCTAGAAGAGGCCGTCAATGCGGAAGGTTGATAAACCTTGGGGCCACGAAGTGATTTGGGCGGAGACTGATAACTATGTTGGGAAGATTCTACACATCAATGGAGGTCACCGCCTATCGCTCCAATACCACGACCTCAAAGAAGAGACTGTATACGTCTTAGAGGGAACTCTCATTGTGTGGACTGATACAAGTGAAGCCGTCGCCATCCAGCAAGGCAACACCTGGCACAACGAACCGGGCCGTGTTCATCGCTTTGGGGCAATGCAGGGCGCAGACGTTGTTTTAATGGAAGTGTCGACACCTCACCTCGATGATGTTGTGAGACTAGAGGATGATTATGAAAGAGAGTAGAACAGTCGTGGCCAGCGGTTATTTTGATCCGATTCACGTTGGTCACATTGAGTATTTAGAGATGGCCGCCAAACTTGGAGATAAGTTGATTGTTATTGTTAATAATGATAATCAGGCAGTACTCAAGAAGGGCACCCCGTTTATGACCGAGGGAGATAGACTTAAGATCGTCTCCTCTCTCAAGTGTGTCGACGAGGTATTCCTTTCTATCGATGAGGATCCTACGGTATGTAGATCTTTACAAGCCGTAAACCCCGACATCTTCGCAAAAGGCGGAGATCGCTTTATAGATGAGATTCCAGAAGCTACAACTTGTAAAGAGATTGGAGCAGAAATAGTTGATGGACTTGGAATGAAGATCCGTTCATCTTCTGATTACTATAATAAAGAAGAATAATGCCCATTTACGCTTACGAATGTAAAAAATGTGGGTCAACTTTAAAGGCAATGGTTGGGGCAGATGAAGACCCAACCACTTGTTCAGAAGTGTATGATTGCGCCGATAAAGGCGAAATAACAAAACAATTATCTACTGTTAGTATCCGAAGAACCGCCGAAGAAACTTCAAAAAAGACCGGCGAACTAACAAAAGATTATATTGAAGAAAACAGAAAGATTCTTCAAGACGAAAAAGATAATTTAGCAAATAGGATGTTGGATTGATGATTTATGGTATTATAACAGTTTCGGTATTACTTAATGTAATTCTAACTTGGTATGGCCGCCGCCTTGTAACCGACCTTTCAGACCTTTCATTAGAAGTTGAGGAAGTGATTACAGACCTCAACATTTATCATCGCCACGTCGAACAAGTATACCAGCTTGAATCCTTTTATGGAGATGAAACCTTACGTGCCTTGTTAGAGCACTCAAAGGCCGTCTCAGAGAGAGTTGGAGACTTTACGACCCTGTTTAGCAGGTTAGAGGAAGAAGAGCTTACAGGTGCCCTAGAGGAGCAAATAGATGACAACGAAGAAGAGAAGGAAGAGCAAGTATCCAAAGAAAAAAAACATGTATTTTACGCAGGTACACGAAGACGCAATTCTTGAGTACTGTAAATCAAAATCAAAAGCTAGAAGAGAAGAGTTATACGTAACACTAATCCAACCTGCTTTTGACGAGTTGGTTGATAAGATTGTTTATACGTATAAGTTTAACTCACTTCCAAATTGCGATATTCTAAAAGAAGATTGCAAAGTCTTTTTGGTTACAATCTTAGAAAAGTTTGATGTTGAAAAGGGCTATAAGGCCTTTACTTACTTTTCAGTGATCACAAAGAACTGGTTTATTGCCGAGACCAAGAAAAGAAAAAAGAAGCTTCAAAAAGAAGTTGCCTTGGATGTTTCTGATACAGTATTAGATGAAAAGCTTATCGTTCGAAACACTTACATCCAAGATCGCACAAAAGCAGAGTTTATTGAGGTGCTCCACGAAGAAATAGTATGGTGGAAGGAAGAAACATCCAGCGCTCAAGATAGAAAAATCTTAGAAGCAGTCGAAGTTTTATTTGAGTCAGTAGAACAGATTGATATATTTAACAAAAAAGCTGTATATGTTTATCTGCGGGAGATTACCGGCTTTAGCACAAAACAAATAACTTCTTCTCTAACAAAAGTAAGAAAAAAATATCGAAATCTAAGAGCCGAGTGGGACAACGGAGAAATCTAAGGCGGAACTATTTATCTTAGAGGTAGTTTTGTATGGCAGTTCGTATACCACGTCCAAGATTAATAGAAAGGTTTGGATCTTATAACAATTTAAGATCAAACCCTTACTCAAACTCTGAGAAGATTTTAGACGTAAGAAACGGAGTATTGGATCCGTATACTCAAATAGCTCAGAGTGCCTTACAAAACTCTTACGCTGTCGATTCTTTATCTACATTTGGCAACACATTCAAAGCTAGAATACTGGGAGTTACAGCGGGAAGGCCGGCGGCACATCTTTATCCGGATTTATACGCCAACTCAACAACGACAGGAGAGATCCCTGAATATTTTATATTTGTTCTAAGGGATGAATCAGACCAGTTTGCCCCAGATCCCTCAAGTTATGCAACAACAGTGCAAAGTTATGTCGACACGATTGGGTTGCAAGGCCGAGCAATATCAGAAAAGCCCGTTAGTGAAACAATAGAATCTTTTGGTATCGGTGACATTGTTGAGGTATATAAACCAGAACAAAACTCATGGAACGGCGCCGTAGTTAGAAAAGTTGTGGTAAGAAACAACTTTTCTGCAGATGTTGTTACTGGCGACGGCGCTTCATTTTATTTTAATAGCTCCGGAGGCCAGCCGTTTCGTTCGGGCCACGGCCGAAACGTGTATGGTGGCTTAGGCCCGACTCTTCCGGGTGTCACCTCGGCTGAAGTAGTCGATACGTTCAAAAACAACAGGCCAATGAAATTTGGAGTATGGCTCGATAGAGGAGTCTCCGAGACGATGCAGGACTTGGATGACTTTATCTCAATGTGGAAAAATAACAACATAGCTATGGTCAATCACATGATCACCAGTCAGGCTGTTGATAATAGAAATCCAAATTTAGATTCTAGTCAAATTCCGACGCTTTCTAGCGGAGACAAGCGATGGCCACTAAATTTTGACGAAGCAGCCGATGGTTTCACTCCGGCTCAGATAGCCCAAATTGCAGACAAGCTAGCTACAGCAGGAATAGAATATACAATCACTGTTTGGCCATATCCCAGCAGAGCCCTGATAGATGATTATGCTGCAAAGATTAGAGGATTTATCGGCGCCGCAGGCCCAGAAAAAATAAAAGCTATTGAGTTTGATGTGGAAGGCGCAAGCTGGAATACATCTGCTTGGTACGGAGACCGAAACTTCAGGGCGTTAGATCCCTCAGAAGCCTTTGCTGACAAGGTGGAAGCAGCAAAATACCTACTGACCAAGATGAATGAAATACCATCAATCAATAATGGATCGATTAATCTGGAAGCCACCACCCACCAGGGGCGCATGGGGACAGTTGGAGATTTCGTTCTAGCAGCCCAGCAAGCCGAAGAGGAAGCGTCCACCTCAATTGCCAAAATTAGCCAGTGGAATATACAAGCCTATTCGAAGTTTGTGCCATCCGAACAAGCAGTGAGGCAGCCCGGCACATTCCAGGCCCGAGCCGCTGAGAAGTTTAATGATCAATTTAGTTCTAGTTCACCGCTCAACCCCAAGCTTGGTATGGGCCTCGCTGCATATAGACTGTCCGGCTTTGATAATGGAACGCTATCTCCTTACGAGAACGTGCTAAGGTGTGTATTGAGTACGATCGAAAACTCGTCTGCGGATCGCATTTATTTTTGGAGCGTCGGCCGTCTTCAAAATCAAGAGAACAAAAACGCAGTTTATGGTGTTACTAACGCTTATAGACAGGTAAGAGAGGGTGACGGTTCGTTTGTCCCGGAAGGTATTGATGGCCCAGGGGCTCAGGCGCTGCTCACTAGGCCCACAAGCGGGCCAATACCTGGATACGATCGTTTAGAATATGATTTAAGTGGTAGACGACGGAATGCTGTGCAGCCTCAACTACTTCAAGTCTTGCAGTCTGTCGCTAGTCAGGAAAACTTGTACATTGTGATTTGGAGCGGCGGTCAACCACCTGAAGGAGGCGGAGACCGCACGGGGAGCGGCCGACATGACTTTGGTTGGGCAGCAGATATACACATATATAATGCGACTACTGATCCGGCCACCGGCCAACCATCTAAAACTGGCTCAAAAATCAGGGTTGACAGAACTTTAGCCGCCATGACAAATCCAGAAGATTACAGAGTTTATGAAATTTATGGAAAGAGAATTTATCAAATAGCCTTAGCGTTTTTCCAAGCAGGTATAACCGGTATGGGCGCCGACCACGACTATCAAAGTGGAGATCTGCATGTTGATATAGCCAATATAGGCAACCCACGAGATGACGGCCGCTCCCGAAGGCCTTACTGGGGTGATGATGGTAATGACAACTACACCACAGCCTCAGCCCTTGAGTTCGTAAAGGGAGCATGGACTGCTGCCGGGAACGCTCCTCCCTAGTTTATAACACAAATTTATGAAAAACCTAGACGAAACATTATCAAACGCCCTCGACAACATTGAGGAAGACAGGGCAACAACAAAAGAACTTCTCCAAGACCTAATGAAATACCTAGGCGCAGCCGAAGAACGCCACAGGGAAGTTGGACCTGTTGCTGCTAAATATGTTGAGACCTTGCAACGATCCAATGAACAGTTAGTAAAAGTTGCTGCTTTGATGCAAAAACAAAAAACTTCATCTTTTGAGTTCTCATCATCAGACAAAGATCAGTTATACGACATCATAAACGATAAAGAAGAAGAATAATGCCAAGAATAGAAAAACTAAATGAAAACAATGTTGTATCCAAAGAAGCCAACAAGCAGATAGAAGAAAAAACTTTCGAAAAGAACAGTACAGGCTCAGGTATTGGATGCGCAGAAAAGTTTGAGCCCTTACCAGAGTTTATTTCTGCAAAGTGTGAAAAAGTACTCTCAAACGCAAACTCTTTTATTGTTCTAGGAAGGGACCGCCCAAAGGACCGCCTAACCGGCTACGGCGGCATTGGAGCACCGGGCGCCCATTCTATTGACTTAGTTGTCGGCCGCAGAGCACCGGGTGCGCCAAAAGACGAAAAGGTTTTTGTCGATCCTAACTTTATAACGGACGCTGCCAGAGTTTACATTGCCGAGAAGACAGACGTAGATCAAAACTTTAAAATCACCAGCAAGAACTCTCCAAACGCCATTGCTCGCTCTGCCGTCGCTCTAAAAGCAGACGCTATAAGAATAATAGCAGACGACGCTGGAATAAAACTTGTAACAAAGGTCAATAACAGAAACTCCAATGGAAAACTAATCAACCGGTCTCTTGGAGTGGACCTGATAGGTGGGAATGATGACTCGGATCTACAGCCTATGGTAAAAGGAGAGAACTTAGTTGAGTTCCTAAACAAACTTATAAAGCAGATCAGCGATACAAACGGTCTTGTAATGGAAATGTCCAAGGCGATGCTTATTTACGAAGCCGGCATCTTAGCGGCCCTAGGAGTGCCATGGCCAGGAAATGGCACCGTCGCAACCGTCCCCACTGTGCTCAAGTCCCTAGAGGACACAAAGATTATCTTAAAAGGTATCTCACAAAAGATAAGTTTGACATCAGACACAGTAAACTATTTAACTAGCATTGGCTATAAAGATATACTTTCTAGTTATCATAGAGTAAACTAATGATTTTTGAAGAACTAATACTAAATAAAGTTAGCGAAATAGAGACGTCCAACCCTGGAGGCTTATCCTCAGTTGCAGCAATCTATGTAGAGACTAGATTCAGCATGAAGAACTCAGGCGGAATCGACCTACCTACTTTAAGGGCTAGCCTAAAAACAGAAGCTTCTAGTCTTTTCTCCTTACATTATGCAAATCTTGGAAAGGGGTCAGTCTTCTTTACAAACAATACAGTTGACGGAACTGCAATAACTTCAGAGGGGGATAGGATCACATTAGAAAGGGTTGAATTTATAAACCTAGGTGAAGAAGAGTGTGAAGATGTTATATTTAAAAAGGTTTTCTTTATATCATTAGACTTATTGAGCCTCCCTATGGGTGAAGACTTTATGAGTCCTAGCCGAGATTTACCGACAGTTGCAAGAATAAAGATCTGCAACTATAGAGACTTTAAAAAGAAAATTAGGTTCATACAGACGTTTATGAAGATCAACTTCTTAGCGTTACAAAGACCAACAAGCCGTAGCATAGTAAAAGGAATCAACTTTAGAAAGTTCTCAACTAAAAAGAAGCAGCTAACCAAGCTTACAAACTTCCTAGACACTGTTATCCCAAACAAGCCAAACAAAGATGGTGAAAGTATAATCATACACTTTGCAGACAACTTTCAGACCATATCCAAGATCGAGTATGTAAACGAAAAAGTAAGTAACGAAATGCAACTAGTTTTTCGTCAATCAGCCGAAGAGTTTGAGACTAGAAAATACAAAGCCCTCAATGACGCCCGAGCAAACTTTTATCTTTATAACTTTGAATCAATATATCCAGACCTGTTTGCGACAACATTCAGAGGGTTGAACATAAAGTTTGACAACCTGGTAAGAAGAAACTTTATAGCGCCCAATGTAGAAATCGTACAAAATGATTGTTTGGCTGCAGCTAACTTTCGCCAAAACGTATCCTCTGCTGACATTACAGCAAGGATTAGACAAAGTTTATCAGACGTGCCCACGAAAGAAGCCAGATCTCTACTGAAGGACAACCCCTTCAAAACCGCCGAGGACCTTATAGACGAAAGCGGATTCTTAGAAAGCAGCGATGTTAGAGCCGCCATGAAAGAAACTCTGAGAAAAGAGTTTCTTGTTGGGGGGAGTTCGATAAAAGACGAGGTGTCAGACTTCTTCGAGCAACTTCAGAATGCCGGCAGTTTTATTAGTAGTGATCAAGACTCACAAGCGCTCTCAAAATTTGGCCAGTTTGCAAACTCTATAGAATGGCAGCAGATTTTGGCAATTGCGTTAGCGAGCACAGCCTCAAGATATGGTATCGACGAGATCTTAGATGATAGTTTTGTCAAGAAGATAATGGCTGAACGTATTTCTAATTTTTTCAAAGATCCAAGAACAATAAACACTTTAATGTCAGGACTTCCACCCGCTGCCCTGCAAAGAGCTGCTTTATTTTTTGCGAGTATCGACTTGGCCAACTCGGTAGGTGGTGGATTCTCCATAGAGGAAAGAAGACTACGAAGACTGAACACCTTGCTTGATGAGCGTGCAGGCCTAGTGGAAGAAGAGCGACAAATAATACAAGAAGGAACAGCAGAAGAAATAGCAGAAATCCGTAACCGTCGAGATGAGTTAGAAGCTAGGATCGAGATAGCAAAAGAAAGGTTAAATGGGCCAACTGGTCTAGCCGGCCTATCAGCCGATATCGAAGCCGAACGAGAGGAAGAAAATAAAGATGACGTATATATCAACGAGTTAAATAGTATATTAGGAACATTTGAAGACATCGGAGATCTATCAACCGTTGAAATGCCAGAGTCAGAAGGGTCTTTCCTCGCAAAGCAGTTTTATGGTGTTGATTTAGATGATCCGGATAGCGCTAGAGACATTGACGTTGATCTTCGAGACGTCAGCTCTCCGAGTTCTGCTAAAAAAGAACAAAGGAAAAGACTAGTCAACATAGCAACGGGCGGAGTGTCTGGTGAGTTTACAGCCGAAACAAAAAACGAACTAATCGATTTGATTATTGGTTTGTCAAACTGCGACCGTCAAAATAACGCTGAGGTTTATACAGAGTTTATAATGTTCTTGGTCGATGAACTAGGTGCACCAATCTTAGAATACTTTGATGAGTGGTCTGAATGGTTAAATGCTTGGGACGTGAAAAATTTAGACTTTTGCAACCTACCAGATCTAAACTTACCAGACTTTAAGTTATTCCCCCTAAACATTAGACTACCAGATATATCAATGCCTGACATATTTGGTTTCATTTTAGGCTCAGTTTTATCAATCCTATATGCTCTTTTGCTAAGGTTGATTAAAGCACTGGTTCAGTTCTTGTTATCGCTGATACCTGACTTTATTTTTGATTTTGAGCCCTGCGAGTTTGCAAACGCCCTGCGTGATTTTGGCCAAACTCTTGCCGGTGCTATTTGTGCTGGTCTAGATGGTGTCGACCTGCCTTCTGTCGCTGCCTGTAGTGTCTTAACACCGAGAATAGGCAACCAAAGAAACAATCGTGACTTGCTCAACTTTTTTAAAGATGCTTGCGGAAAAGGCATTTTACCTGGACCCGATCTAGCACGCTTACTTGATGGCGATGTCAGTGAGGACACCCTCCAAAGAGCAGACGTCTATTTCAGAGCAATCAATTCCGATTTGGCATCAGAAATAAGGCTAAACCCAAGTATCCTTTCAGATGCCGGCTCAGCAATGGGTAGTATCATTGGAATAGGCGACTTGCTTGACACACTAGATGGCTTCTCACCCCAACTACCGGGCCTGAGCGCAAACGGCTTTGTTAACAACCTAGACTTATGTTCAGATCCTAATATTTCTGATTTGATTGATCAGCTGTGCACAGAGCCAAACCCAGCACTAAGAGAGGAGCTAGAAAGAATCTTGCAGCAACAGAGAGAAGCAGATAAAGACGATGCCGCAAAGATCTTTAAATACCTTACAGATCCAGAAAGCCTTACAAGAGAGATAGAAGACCAACTTCCAAACCAAGCCCACCCTTCACTGCTAATCCCACAGTTGGCAGCTGCCGGACAAACCAATGAACTACCGGTAATTAAGAACACACCAAAATTCGCCCTAAACAGAGACCAGGAGACCCTAGGAGAACTTCACGAAGATAATATAAAGGCAACACTAGGAAGTCTAGACGCATGCGTTGCAGCGTATGGTACGTCCCTTATAGAAAGGTCAAGAAGATATGAGGATAAGATCACTAGACTAGGCTCTCCCTTGAGGCTTCTAGCCGAACCAAAAACGATATCCGAGATTATTCCGGAAATCCCTATTAGTGACGCAATCGATCTAGCATTCCGGAATAATTTATTTTATTTAGATGAGATGCCGGTAGAGCCAAGAGAACTAGCATACCAAATCATAGATCGAAATCCAGAGATCAACAATAGTGACAAGAAAAGCTTTGATATAGGGGTGAGTTTTTATGAGGAAGAAGTCTCAGAACCTCTAGGGATAGCTATTGCCAACTCTGAAACAGACCCCGAGTCGCCTCTTAGAGGCTTGGTAAATGGAGATGAGACCAATCGTGCCTCCGGTGCGTTAAGTATCGAGAGAATAAAAGAAGGTCAGTTGGTCAAACAAGCTTTGGATAAGATTTCTTTCAATGAAGAGGTCGACTTCGATACGTTTGCTAGACAAATGGAAACGACGGGTAAAAGTATAGCTGCTGCTTCTCTAAGAATCAAGTTGGAAAATTCCGGTATTAGCTTGGACGAAGGTGGGATTGCTGAACTTTTAGGCGGGAATGAAGAGGTACCCAAAGGAAGCTCCTCAAGCCTTCTACCATCTTCGCAGTTAGAAGTCGTAATGGAAGATTATCTGAACGGAACTTTAAAGCAAGAAATGACTTATAAAAGATTTATCAAGGAACTTCCAGAATATTCTCAGCTTTTATTGACAAAAACAGATGATGAAATTGCATCTATAAAAGAAAACATAAAAACAATCTTTACATGTATCCTTCTTGAGGACGCCCATTTAAGATTTGCGGTTCTAAATACAGCAGGATATATCCTGTCGATCAACGACTTCTCAACATCTATTTATAATCGTTCGAGCGCAGCACAAAAGGTAAAAGTAAAAATCAATACACTATTTTCTGATTTTGAGGTTAATTATCTCAATAATAAAATCTATGGCTGGAATGCCATCTCTTATTATGTATACGAGATAGCAAAAATAACCGGTCAACTATCCTCTCTAAGTCGCTCACTAGGTCGACGTGCTACACCTCAAGATCTAATGTTCTTACTGATAGATGAAGCCGCCTCTTCTGTGTCTGGCTCATTTGCTACAGGCATGTCTTCAGAGAACCAACTTCTTTATTCAGCCATCGAAGGCACCGAGCCGGCTTCGATTATATACAACTTTAAAACGCCGTTACTTGAAGATGCTGTACTGGCCGAAGAAGACTTTGGCCCATTTTTAACCAGAGGCGCTGATGCTGACGGCCCGAGGGGGAAGACATCGTTTTTAGTCTCTAACTTATCTTATAAAGTTACACTCAAATCAGAAAGCACCCTAGCAACATCGCTGGAAGACGTTGACCAGAACGATCTCCTCCCTTCTTCCGATGAAACAACAGCTGCCGAGAGGGCTGTTGGTTCAAAGATGGAACTCCAGCGATTAGTTTTCTTAAACATTAAAAATGGCAATCCGGTTCTCCTGGGTCATGACGACCTGTTTGAAACCGAAAATCTTATGGCCAGTATCCAAACCCTTACTGAGTCTGAGGATAGCTTAGAAGACTTTGTTTTCAATAACTTTAATGTCTCTATGAAATATAGAGTACTTAGTTCCTATCTGACCAAATTCCTTTCTAGCGAATTCCCGAGGCCCCCCGAGCAAGCAATTGACCAACTCAATATGATCAGCTCAGAGACAAAAACACTAGGCCTATATAGAGATCAGAAAATAAGCACAATCTTGGCAGCTGCTGAAGCTCCAATCTTTGGGATCAACGGTGCGGGTTTCATAATGACTGAGCTTTGTTCATTCGAAAGAGAAATAAACACCCCGCAAGAGACTCAAGATAACCAACTGATCTCAAACCTAATGCTATCTAACAACACCTCGCAACTAGCTAGCGACTTTAAAGCCAACGCCTCTATTAACATTTTCTTATCTTGTATGCTGCCAATTCCAAACATTATAAATGAAGCAACTAGTTATTCTGTAGAGGAAGTCCAAAAAGAAATAGCTTCAGAAGAAGACGAAGCCGGGCCGCTAGGCCTGGTTGGGGAAGTGGAAGTTAGAGATATAGTCTTCAAGCCTGTAAAAATACAAAATAAGATCTGCACAAAAGTAAGCAAGGACTTCTTAAAAAATGTCTAATATAAAACAAACAACAAATATTGATTTTGATATCTTTGAAAACGATCAGGTTTTCGATACAGCCACTGATGCTGACCGATTAGTAGACAACTCGCTTGTAATTCCATCGGACGATCAAATACTAACAGCAGCGCCCTTTCTATCTGTTAGTTTGCCAATAGACAAAAACTCAACGAACGCATCTTCGGACGGCTATCAAATGATTCGTGGTTATAGAAATCTAGTTAAACAGAACTTCAAAAATCTAATGCTAACATCACCAGGCGAAAAGATTATGGATCCTTTATTTGGAGTTGGCGTAAAGAAGTATTTGTTTGAGTTGAGACAGCGAGGAATAGAATCCCAGCTGGAAGGCCGCATTTATTCACAAACTAAGAAATACCTTTCCTATATAACGATCAGACAAGTAAGTTTTAGTGAACAACAAAACGATAACCGCTTGGGTGTGAGTGTATCTTATTTTATCAACCCGCTAAATATTAACGAGTTCTTTAACTATTCTACAAATACCCAGCAAAGCTTATAGGCCCTAGAGGAGAAATCAAATGTCAAAGGTTACAAGACCAGCGATACGTTACACATCAAGAGAGTTTGAGACAATCAAACAGGATTTAGTATCTTTCATTAAAAGATATTATCCGGATACTTTCCAAGACTTCCAAGAAGCCGGATTTGGCTCAATGGTTCTTGACACCACTGCTTATGTTGGTGACATTCTTTCTTTCTACTTAGACTATTCTGTTAACGAGTCCTTTTTAGACACCGCCGGCGAGTTTGAGAACATAATAAAGATCGCCAGGCAAATGGGTTATCGATATCAGCCAAACAAAACATCAACTGGTATTTGCTCGTTTTATATTTTAGTGCCGGCAACAACTTCCAGTGACCTAGAAGGCGGCGCAGCACCAAACTATAACTATGCTCCCACCTTATCAAGAGGCACTTCACTCAAAACCTCTTCAGGGATAGCGTTCACGTTAGCAGCAGACATTGACTTTTCTGACCGCAACAATGAGGTCGTTGTAGCCGAAAGAGATGATGAAACAGGTCGCCCGTCCCGATTCGCAATAAAAGGCTTTGGCCGTGTTATTTCCGGAAAGACGTCAGTCCTACAAAGAACGATCGGAGAGTTTAGACCATTTCAGAAAGTTAGACTAAACAATAACAACATTATTGAGATACTTTCTGTCTCTGACTCAAACAACAACGAATACTTCCAAGTACCAAACCTAGCCCAGGACACGGTTTATAGACAGATGCCTAATAACGGTCCAGACAAGGCGTATGTAAAATATCTCCTACAACCAAAAGCAACCCCAAGAAGGTTCGAAGTCCTTAGAGAGCAGGGAGCAACATTTCTTAGATTTGGATATGGATCAGAAGAAGAGATCGAGAGTCAAGAAAAAACAATCATACCAAGCAAGAAAACATTAGATTTATTCGGCAAAGAATATATCTCAGACACCTCTTTCGATCCAAACGTTCTTCTAAAGAGTGGTAAGTTTGGAGTATCTCCAGCAAACACGGTCCTAAACGTAACGTATAGAGAGAATACCAATGCGAATGTCAACATTGCCGCCGGCACTCTAAACGCAATCGCAAGACCTTATTTTAAGTTTACTGACGCTGCGACTAGCGATAGTTTAAAATCACAAGTAATAAACAGTCTAGAAGTCACCAACGAGGAGCCTATCACCGGTGACCTATCTCCGCTGACAACTAGTGACATAAAAGTTCTTGCTTCTAACTCCTTATTCGCACAGAACAGAGCGGTAACAACGGCCGATTATAAAGCCCTGCTATCAGCAATGCCTTCCGGTCTCGGAGGGGTCAAACGAGTTGCGGCTTATAAAGATTCTGCAAGTTTGAAAAATAATATAAACTTATTTATTTTGTCAGAGGATAATTCCGGAAAGCTATCTACACCTACCGACTCAATGTTCAATAACACTAAAGCGTGGTTGGCTAGATACAAACTAATAAACGACTCAGTTGACATCTTTTCTGCAAAAATTGTAAATGTTAAAATAGATTTTGTTGCTGTGTCCGAGGATGGCTATGACAGGGCCTCAGTTCTAGCAAGAATCAAAAGAGATCTCGCAAAATACCTAAGACAAAATCCAAATGAAATAGGTGACTCAATTCACGTAACAAAACTTACAAATATCATTAACGAAACAGAAGGCGTTGCTGATGTTATACGTGTCTTCCTGGAGAGAAAAACAGGAGCAGATTATTCCTCAACTGTATACAATCTAAACGCAAACTATTCATCTGATGGTAGGAAGATCTTTATACCAAAAAATGTTATTTGGGAAGTTAAGTTTCCAAATCAAGATATCAACGGAGAGGTAAGATAATGGCTTATAAAAAGTTTTTTGCAAATAAAGATAATACAATAACAAACGCCTCAAAGTTTGGTGGCACAACAAGGGCAACCGGTTCTAACATGGGCTTAGCAGATTCTGTTGAGATCTTTAAGCTCTATGGCAACATAACAACCTCGTCAGTAGAACAAAGCCGTGCCTTATTTGAGTTTGACACCGCAGAAATAAACACAGCAAGGACCAGCGGTCAGATTCCTGCCTCTGGTTCCGTTTCATTTTACCTCAACTTATTCAATGCTAAAACCCCATTCACGACACCAAGAAACGTCGATCTAATAGTCCAAGCAGTTTCTAGATCGTGGGACGAAGGCCGTGGAATGGATATGGACGAATACAAAGATCTAGGCGTATCAAACTGGGTCTCTGCTTCCACCACTACCGGCTGGACAACAGCAGGTGGCGATTTTCTTGATTCAGCTATCTACAACAAAACTTATCGCCTAACAGAAGGAACCGAGGATTTATCAGTTGATATTTCAGACCTTGTAGAGGATTGGATTGATAGTACCGTAGCAAATTATGGAGTTATTGTAAGACTCTCAGGCTCTTTGGAAACAGACTCTGACTCTTATTACACGAAAAAGTTCTTTGCAAGATCATCGGAGTTTTTCTTTAAACGCCCAACAATAGAAGCTCGCTGGGACTCTTCTGTGAAGGACCAAAGAGGAGACTTTTATGTTTCATCCTCAATGCTATCAACAGAAAATCTTCATACTGTTTATCTTTATAATAACTTTCGTGGTATCGCAAAAAACATTCCAGCAATAGGAACCGGCCCGATTTATGTAAAGATTTTTGATGCTGAGTCAGGTGGCACAGAACTAAACTCAGCAGTATCTGTTAGCTACCCAGTGACTGGCGGCTATGCTGATACCGGTCTTTACTCTTGCTCATTTGATCTGAACACAACTTCATCAACAGTGTATGATCGATGGTTTAACGCAGATTACTCAACTTGTTTCCACACAGGCACAATAGATCTAAAAACTTATAATGCGCAAGAAGATAATAAAATAGAACCTTTAATTCTTTCTATTACAAATTTACAAGACATTTATAGTCGAACAGGAATAGACACAAGGGTAAGGCTCTTTACTAGAAAACGCAACTGGTCCCCAACTGTTTATACGGTGGCGAGCACAGCAATAGAAAACTATTTTGTCGACAACATCTACTATAAAGTAGTAAGAAAGGTTGATAATACTGATGTTGTTCAGTATGGCACAGGCTCAGTAGAACACACTCTTTTGTCTTACGATAAGCAAGGCTCTTATTTCGATTTTGACTTCTCTAGCTTAGAAGCGGGGTACCTGTATGAATTCAAGTTCATTATTAAAGAAGGAACTATTTATAATGAATACCCAACTGGCTTTAAGTTTAGAGTAGACGAATAATGACAATAAAAAAGTATTTTGAAAACAATTCTTTTTCGAATAACTCATTAACCGACCTAGAAAACAAGGAAGGAATAGACTTTGAGTCGTTTGAGTATCTTGATGAGTTAGAAAAGCAAAGAACAAGGTTTATCCCCAACGTTGACTTTTCTAAGCCGGAAAACTTTGCTTTTTACGGTCTTGCCGAACAGTATTATAAAGATGCTACGTCAAGAGTTATCAACAACTATCCTTATGATGGCTCTAAAAAAGAGTTGACCGAATGGTATAATGACTCAACTTACTTTGACTTATATGTCTTTGAGAATGAATATCCCAGGTCTAATGGCTATGGTATCTTCGCAGCAAATGGTTGGGGAACACAAACATCAACAGTGGATGGATATGGCCTTCCGGCAACCTTGGAATACATTTCTATCAAGGGCGGCCCAAACGCAGGTCCCGGTAACACATACGCCGGCGGCAACATATATGACCCGTCTAAACAAAGAAACTCAAACTTAGCGCTAAACCTAGACACAAAAGGCGCCACGGTTGAGTTCTGGCTCAAAAAAGACGAGTTTGTTCCTGGGTCAACAGCCCGAGAGGTTGTGTTTGACCTTTGGAACAACGAACTAAGCAGCTCTGGTGATTATGGTCGGTTTAGAATCGAACTAAACACCTCAAGTGCCGGCAATTTTGCTTCATCTAAGGCCTTCAGGGCCATTATACACTCTGGATCCAATAGACAAGAGGTTCTACTTGGGGATTATACAACAACCGCCTCGTTTATCTCTCAAGAATGGACCCACTTTGCTTTTGCAACATCAAAAAGCACCATAAAGCTCTATAAGAACGGTGAATTAGACTCCTCTGCGGCCTATGGAACAGACTTTGGAAATGTTTCTGGTACACTAAACGCTTTTGTTGGCGCACTTATAACAAACCCTTCTGGATCTACCGCAACAACCGGCTCTGGCAAGCTATCAGGCTCAATTGACGAGTTTAGATACTGGAAAACTACCAGAACTGAGCGAGACATAGAAAGAAACTGGTATACAAACGTCTATGGAGGCACCAACACAGACGATGCAAACACAGATCTGGGCGTTTATTTTAAGTTTAACGAAGGAATAACAGGGGACACCACAACAGACGCAACTGTCCTAGACTATTCAGGGCGTATTTCTAATGGCTCTTGGACCGGTTACACCTCCAACTCACGCAACATAGGTTCAGCGATTGTTTCAGCCTCTGCCGCCGAGAAAGAGTTTAAAGATCCAATCCTAAGAACCACAAACGCTCTTTATACCACTTATTATAATGATTCCCTAGAGAAAGGAAAGCGCCACGATCTAAATAACTCATCAAACATTTACTATTCATTCCCTGATTGGATTATTGATGAAGACTTAGAAAGTGGAGAGAAACTGCTCCAACTAGCACAAGCAGCTGCAAGTTATTTTGACACGGCTCAACTACAAGTTCAGTCTCTTAGAGAACTAAAGGACATAGAATACTCTTCACAAACTGACGCACTAGACGATAAGCCAAATCCTTTTGCGGAACGCCTCTTGACCGAAAGAGGAATGATAGCACCCGACTTCTTTGTCGAGAGAACAGTATTAGAAGATCTTTCTCAAAAGACATCAGGAGATGCTTTAGAATCAGATCTGTTCGATCTAAAGAACCTTATTTATCAAAACATTTATAACAACTTAGCGGATCTAGTAAAGCAGAAAGGCACAAGAGAAGCAATACGAAACATCCTCCACACTATGGGGGTCGGTGAAGAGTTAGTTTCTGCCAAGACCTACATAGACAGCGAAAAGCTAGTATTAGAAGACGAAAAATCTTACAACAATCAAAGTATAAGGTTTATTGACTTTTCCAAGAAAAACTTTAGAGATGCCGTTGTTTACCAAACTGGCTCAACCTCAAACGAACTAGGGTACATAAGTTCTTCATCGGATAAAAATGCATTATGTGTAGAATCTTTTGTTCGATTCCCAAAAATAAATGAAAATACAAACGCTGATCTTATACCAAACTTTTTAGTTTCTTCTCTTTTCGGCTTTCACGACATTGATGAAACGTCAGCGCCATACAACACTTGGAAAACCCAGGCTTCTGCTAGTGCTTTCGTAAGAGCGGTCAAGGATAACTATCTTGCCGAAAAAGTATACTTTGAGCTAAGCTCTTCTGTAGTGGGCGTCACCGCTCTAACATCTTCTAATTTCTATAATGTATACAACAACAGCGACTGGTACTTCTCGGTCCAGTTGGAGCCGCAAAACATTCTATTCCCTTCCTCGTCAGCCCCTGATTATGACCTAGTCTTTAGCGGATACTCATACTCAGGAAATAATCTAAATGAGTCATTTGCTGTTTCTTCATCAGTAAGTCGAGCAACAGCACTTTCATTCCTACAGACCAACCAAAAGGCTTACATAGGCGCAGAGCGAACAAACTTTACTGCCGGAACGGTATACAGTTCAGATGTTAGAAACGCCGGCTTGAGATTTTGGCTTAGAAACCTGACAGCCGACGAACAGAAAGATCACGCCCAAGACTTCCTAAACTATGGTTCTTCGACAAGGCTAGACAATGCCTATTCTTTGACTAGTTCCGTAAGACAAGGAGATCTAGCGCCAACTGACTATCTTGCTCTTAACTGGCAGTTTGACAAAATCACCACAACAGATGCGTCCGGATTGATTGAGGTATTAGACTCAACCTCTGGTTCATCCGAGAGAAGATCAAGAGGAACGTTCGTCAATGAAATAGCCGGGTATCACTATCCAGCCACATCATACGAGTTCCCGGTATCATCGACAGATGTTGTTCAGACCTTGTTTATTGACTCTTACTCGCCTGTAGAGTTTGATGGCTACAACTCTGACAATTTGATTCAGATCAAGACAACAGAAGACGAAAAGTACGGCCTAAACTCACGCTTTGTTTCATATGTAAGCACAGTAGAGAAAAGTGCGCAAGCAGGCATCAATGAAGAAATGCTAAAAATGTTTGGTTCTGTCAAGGAACTAGCATCAAACTTTGCTCAGCCGGCAGATCGTTATAAAAAAGAATATAAAAACCTAAGATTCCTAAGAGAGAGGTTCTTTAAAAACGTTGCAAACGACGTTGATGTTGAGGACTTCCTACACTTCTATAAATGGATTGACAGCGCAGTCCAGGCACTTGTCGGGCAGTTCATACCTGCTACAGCAAACTTTAATGAAGATGTATTTAACGTTATAGAATCGCACGCTCTTGAAAGAAACAAATACCAAACCAAGTTCCCGACTTTGGAACTTCGCCAGCCAGACCCGGTAGACTCAGCGGAAAGTCTTGATGCCCTTCTTGTTAATTGGAGACTGAACCACGCTCCAATCCCAGAAGCTCAAGATACAAACTGTGAGTGGTGGAAGCTTAGAGTCGAGCGCTCAAACCCCATTATCACATCCGGAGACTCTAACGTTGATGCTGGCCGAGAACAGATAAGGCTAGTCAAACTTTCAGCTGCAAATAGATCTTATACAACCCCACAAAGTTATAAGGTTGATGACTTTTATACCGGAAAGGACACAAGAAAAGCAACTTATTGGGATTCAGCAATAAAAGAACTTGGAGCAATCGTAGGCAGCGAATCTGAAGATTATCTTGTTTCCTATGCCGATGATGTTGCTTCTCTTGAGGATTGCAATGATGTTGTGGATCCAAATAAAAAAGTTAGAATGGACTTTAAAGTTCAGAATAACAGAGAATCCAATGAGTCATATTCTTACGGTAAAGGCCACTTACTTCCACCATACACAATGTGGAGTTCTTCTGTTGATACAGGATACCAAGCCAACTTATCAAGCAACTTTAAAACAAGCATTGGTATCAACAACCAACACGACGATACATACTCAAAGTTCCGTAATGCCCCTCTACAGTCTCCATTTACTGAAGGGTGGGTAGGTGGTAGGCAATACCGCCACAACGCTCTAAACAACGGCTCAGACGCATTTGGAACACGTCCGGAAGGCTTCTACCTAACTCTTACTGGAAGCTCAAACAAACAGATCAGAGTCACGAAAACATCTTATACCACCGACGGAACAGCCGACTCTGATACACCTCGTGCTTCTTTGTTCCGTGATGAACTAGCAAAAAGGCCTATAAACATAGCAAACAGGCAATACTCAACCGCTTCTTCACGCCTAGGAAACTTTAGATCTAATTACGAAGTTGTTATGACCAACGGAAGGACCAAAAATAACCTTTGGTTCCACGACAACTTTGCAGACATCTTAACCGAGACCGAAGTCTGGAACTTGAACAGAGGAACGGATTCGCCTTATTTGAATGCCACACTACCCTCTAGAGACGTTGTTAAGTCTGTTATAGTCAACCGGTTCTCTGCACCTGGAGGGCCTGAGATCCAGTCTCGTGGTTATTTTGAACCCACTGGCGAAGAGCTATCGCCTTATAACGCTTACCCATTTCGAAACACCGGAGTCTTAAGATCAAGCGGATCCGGAAATAATGATTTCGCTGGATCCTCCGATCCAAGAGTTAATATCTACACAAATATTCACACACAAAATGACGGGTTGAGAGTACTCCTGGCTAGAAAAAGAGGAAAGTTCGGCGTTGATTCAATTTTTGGTGCCGTAAGAGAATTGGATTATGATACGACTGGCTCTTATCAGAAGGTCTATGAAAACCTATTAGACTATAGAGAAGCCGTAACAGAAGTGCAAAGGGCGGCTGTGGCAGCAATTGCATCTTCCGGCAGCGTGTTGTTAATTAACAATCCGGCCGGCAATGACACTATAACGATACCGTACACTGCGACTAATTCTATCACTTTCACTTATAAGCCGACGGCAACGACAAACGTACAAATAGGAATTGGCGGGGCCAAGGGGGACACTGCCACAAACACGAGATCTAAAATCAACGCCCACCCGGTGCTTAGCGGCTATGTGGAAGCCCTCGGATCGGGCGCCGAAATAACACTTGAATTTAAACCAGCGCACCTTGGCGCAAATAATTATGCAATTTCAACTAGTGTGCCGGCTGACATCGACGTCGAAGGTTTTGCCGGAGGAGTTGATGCCATCAGTGAGTTTATCGACACATATCCAGCAAAAATTTACTATGACAACTTTTTTGTGTCACACCAGATCCCAAGAACTCCAGCTAACTACTCTTGGGTTGCGTACGCTTTAAATGGATCCAGCGGATCACTCTCGTACTCCAGAAACGCAACAGTTGCTAGCGGCTCAAGCTCAGAAGCGATTCCGTTTGCAGAGTTGATTAGTTCCATAGAAAGAACCACAATAGACTTTAGAGCATTCACTGGTTTATTTAGTGGTTCCTCAACACCAACTAGTGCGGTATTGACCTCTTCTCTTTATGCCTCGATGGTTGACCAGGGAACCACAGAAATCACAAACGAACTTACTGCTCCAAATGTTGGCATAGACAACTTCCACGTCTATACACACGCAATAAACAACTCTATCTTTGGGAACAACTCATTTAGCCAAATAAGAGGCGGGGATACAAGACAAGCAAGATCACTAAGAGAAAATAACACTTTATCATTTAGTTATCTTGATTCTCGGCAAACCGGCCCCGGCGAGTCAAATCCGATAGAGTTAGTCAGAAACATCTCAATGGCGCCGATAGTAGAGCACTATCCTGTGAAACAGCAGTTGCTGATCGGCACCAAAGTATCGAACTTCCAGTATTCATTCGGAAACGAGCTTGAGTATCTTCCGCTATCAGACCCACAACTCAATGCCATAGCCGGCACAAGCGAGATCCGAAGAAAGAAAAAAACAAGCTTCAACTATATCTCTGATTCTTATGCCATAGGATCCTCAACACAACTAAGAAATATTGTATACAAGCAAAACATTTGGCCAAAAGCTGAAAGAACATTTATAAAAGAAAACCGACAAAGAACACAGTTTGCAATCAATTGGTGGAGTTCTGGAAGAGCAACAAGAAGTAGAAATGATGTTGATAACTCCCTAGGGAATAACGTTCTAACACAGTCTATTTGGGCTTTAGACGGCGTATTGAATCCAACTGACCAACCCCAAAATTTATTTACGACTTTTGTTTCCAGTAGTACAGATCAATACAGCAATAAGTACATCTTTGGCGCCGGCGAGTTAAATAACAACTGCAGTTTCTCCTATGCAGCGCTAGCTTTCGCTTCCAGCGCCAGCCTGCGGTCTCCAGATATACCACCAAGTCCCTTCGAACAGCTCACCGCTGATCAGGTATTGATGGAATCCAAGGTAAAGCCATCTACACTTTATTCTAGACCGTTTACAATAAACGTTCAAAATCTAATCTACTCCTACACTGGATCGGGATATCCGGATGTTCAGGCATTCGTTCCACATCAAATAATAGGCGCCACGCCATGGACCGCTCCCGAGGAAGCAGGAAAAGAGCCTTTCTACTATGAAGATTATGATGCTTATGTACAAGAAGCAAAAGCCGCCGGAAAAGATTATTCCGTCATTCCGGAATTTAGAATAAGCGAAACAATAGATCAGATCCTAACTGGAGAAGAGGGCCGGTCAACTATCTTGTCTCCAATGCTTTCAATCACCGGAGGGTACTTGGTCGATGACACAAATAATGCTTTCTATACTGATTACACAAATTCAGACTTCCTAAAATACTTTAGCGTTATAAAAGATAAACACGATTCGGCCGAAATCGAAAATAAGGGCGTTCTCAAGCTTTCCTGCAAAGCAATTAAAAAGTTCTTACCTTATGAAGGGTTCTATCCGGCGCAGCGTGTTCTGCAATTAGGTACTTTATTCAGCCAGTCCTTTAGTGACGTCATAACAACTAACGGCACCGGGCATCCATTAAGAACCAATGGAGTCAATGCTGGTGGTTCGTTTAGAACTGCCATGGCGCCATTCTTTAGTCCGGGTATTCTTTGTAACAGTATCAAATCAGGAATCTCAGTCGGATATCCAATATTCACATCAAGTTTTGACGTTCTAACACAGTGTACCGGAACTTATTTAGGCAATGGCTCCACTGCAGTTTATGATGGGTTCTCCGCTAGAATCTCTGCCTCGTTCAATTATAGAATGCCATTTGAGTCGGTGACAGATCCACTAAGTTTCATCACTACGATTATTGATTCCGAGCCTGATGAATCAGCAGTATTATACAGCACTGCCTCGTATGACTCAAGTCGTGCTGGCTCTCCATTATACTCATACGCTGTAAACAACTTCTTAGCAGAAACAATGAATCTGTTTTTGGCTAACCGCTCTGTTTCTTCTTTGGTATCATCCGGAGAAAATGATTTCGGGCCTTTTATCCCTGGCAATGAATACAGGATGAAAGTTAGAGTCTTTGAGGAGGGTGTCGATATGTACAACGGCGATCGCTCCTTCGGTCCGGCTGTTGATGATGCCAATAATACAAATGGGACACCGGTTTCTCATCTTCCTTTCTTGCCTCCTTATGACATTGGAAGCACAACCCAGGAAGAAGGTGTAGAACTAGTCTTCAAACCAACTGCCGAGATTCACTCAATTGACTACATACTAAGCAACCTTACTGAATCATTTACAATTTATGATGATCTTGGTATTGCCGAAGGTACTTCTTTTGGAATTGACGGCCGAACCAAAATAACAGACTCCATACAACTCAAAAGAAAAGTAAGGGTTGGAGATTCTTCTCGTGCGGTGCCATCAGCGCCAGAATACGCAATCTCAATACAACCAAAGTGGGAAACGCCAGTATTGGACTTCAGCCATAGAACATCTTCTATGAACGTCACTAATACAAGTGCACAGCTGACATTTGAAGTTGACTATAACCAATTGAGTCCAGGCGACACGGTAACTCTGCCAGATGGCAACATTGGCGTTACGTTTACAGTCGTCACGTCGCCGTCGCCTGGCAACGTTTTCGCAAATGGCTGGGTTGCAACCGGTTCGTCCGCCAACGAATTTTTGCAAAACCTTCATGCATGCATAACTTCTAGCGCCGGCGACATCTACTCAAAGGCAACCACGCTGAACAACAATTTTACCTGCTCGGTTAACTCCAATGCATTTACCATGTCAGCCCGAGTGCCGGGTGCGCTAGAGAATGTTGTATACAGTAACACTGGTAATGGATTCACCAGCTTTAACGAAACCATTGGCTCCGGCTTTTATGATAACTCCTCTGTGTCCGACAACTATTATGTTGGAATGTGGCATCAACACGGCCGGATTCCAACCGGATCTCAAGGTATCAAAATGCAGATCACCGAGCCGATAATAACAAGCACGACCGGGTCACTAGCACAGGCGCTTGGCTTTACGAACGAGCCGGTAAAAATAGGTGAAATTGCTGACCGAAGAACCGTAAAAGAAGCTATCGTCGCCATTCCGTATACGATTGTCGAAGGAGAAAAAAGATTATTCCCCATAAACTACGCAGAGTTCCAGTTGGCTAGATTCTTTGTTAGAAATGGCGGTGAAAGACCGTCAGTGAGAGATGAGTATATCAGCCTAGCAAGAAAGGGACAGGAGTATGTTCTACCGCCTAAGTATGACTTCTTCTATAACCTGGAGCGACCAGATCGGCCCGAAGGAGTGTCACCATTCGCAATGTTTGTTTTTGACTTCAATATGAAACTCAACAGACAAGATCTTGCGGACATTTGGCAGAACTTACCACCAACATCAACAAGCGGCAAAAAAGATCTAACTTCTGGATTTGACAAAGAAGAAAGCATTGTAAATGTAGCTTATGGCGAAGCAGGTTCTTGGTTCCCTGAAGGCCTCCCGGCCGACACACGCTGGATGGTGTTCAAAGTCAAGCAAAGAGCTGCTTATGACTATTACGAACAAGTAAGAGACTCCTCATTGGCGAAAGGCCTCAGAGAAAGAGTTAACGTACAAGGCGCATTCGTTGACCCGACTTACAGCTACAACTGGCCTTATGACTTCTTCTCTTTTGTGGAGCTGGCCAAGGTTGACGCCGCAGTCGATAATAATGTTGTAGAGATCGCAGAAGCAACCACGCCAAGGGAGAGAGCCGCCGAAGCCGCCGCAAGCGGACGAGAAGAGGCAAGAGAACGAACAACAAGATCTGCAGCCGAAGACGATGCAACATCAGGAAGGCCCTCCGATGGGGTGGCTGCATCAAGGACGACAGGAGGCGGTTTCTTTACCGGTGAATAAAAAATGAGCTTATTCGATTCAAAACAAGAAGTAATAAACATAGAACTAACTTCATATGGAAAAAAGAAGTTAGCATCAGGAAAGTTTAGGCCTTCCTTCTATGCTTTCTTTGATGATGACGTTATTTATGATGGAGCTTATGCTGCCTTGACAGAAAGCACAAATGGTGAAGCAGACGATCGTGTAAGAAAAGAAACACCATATCTAAAAACAACTTATTCTATTGTTGGCGCTGATACCAAACTAAATAAAGGCAACGGCGACCAAGAACTTTTTGACAACATTCGCTTGTATGAAAATAGCAACTTACTCAAATATGGTCTAGGAACGTCAAAAATAGGCGAAGTAACCGGATCCCAAATCAGTGTTAGTTTTTTAGATGGCACACTAACAAGTGTCCATACTACTGCTTCCGCATTTGTCTTTGGGAACGATCTAAACCCGAAAACCGCTTACGACAAACCTCAGACAAAACTTGTTACACAAAACTTGGATCTGTCCCCCGAAATAAGAAGCTTGCCAGACCCGTCGATGACAATCCCACCAGAACTGATTGACCCAGCCAGAATAGAGCCAGCTGTTGTTTCTCCAGTCCTCCAAGACAACAAGTACATTTTCCTTGAGGTTGACGAGCTACTCTTGGCGGTCGATGAACTAAACTCTGTTGAGGCTTATGACAACTTTGAGATAAGTGTTTACAAAATCGAAACAAACGAAAACAACGAAGAAGAGTATAAAAAACTAAACTTTAAAACCAAACAAGAACAAGTCAATGAAGAAGGGTTCTTGATAGATGAAGTGGAAATCTCATCACAAGACTCTACAATCACAGCAGATGATGTTGAGTTTTATTTAGACATACAAATCGACGAAGAAATAGACCCGGCACTACTTACTAGTAAGGTATCAAGAGATTCACTTGGGTACCCGATTTTAGATGATCCTTTGATTCAGAATACGTTTGACATAAGACGAGATGCGGACTTCTCCAGAGAAAGAGATGACGCTGGAGATCCTTGCTAATGGTTATAACCACAACCGGAATTTCCGGCGAAAAAATTATTTTTGATAAGTTGTATGTTTCTGAAGCGGGAACAAAAGTAGATCTAAGTCTTGAAATACCAACAAGAGAGGCCGCTGAGTTCGTTGGCCGAGGTATACAGATGCAGTTTCGGCTAGCAACTGCTGCTATCGATACCGACTTGTTTTATAATACCTATAAAGGGGACCAAGATCGGCTAAAAAGAGATGTTCTGCAAAGAAATATTCCAACAGAATACGTTGATATTGATTTTTCTTTTTTGTCATCTGGTATCTCTCTTAAGAATAAGCTCTCTGAAGAAGACATAGAATTAATTTTAAGTACAAAACTTCTAAGAACAACACCAGATGGTAACAGCGTATACAGGATAGGTACTTTTGATGTCCAACACACACAAGAAGCATTTGAAAGAAGAAACATTTTTGCTTTTTGTACTCGGGTAGTCGACTATTCCCCATCGGTTCTCTCTGGAAATGAAAGATTCTTAAGTTCTACTTTTTTTCCAATAAAAGAAAGTGACACCATATACATTCCGGAAAATCCCGAAATCCTAGTAATACAAACCGCTCTGAGTGGCCCGACAAGTTTACTAAACCGAGCACAGGAGGTTGACCCCGCAACTACCGAACTCAAGGCGGCAGCGTTCTCTCAGTTGTTTCCAAGCATAAAAGATGATAGGTTTAACTTTTTATACTTCCTAGATCTAAGAAAGATCCTAGAAAACAACTCTAACTTATTTTCTTTGCTATCTAAAAAAGAGCAAGAAAGAGCATTAGAATCAACAATCATTAAAGATCAGTTGTTTAAAAAAGAAAGCAACATCGAAACTACAGCGCCAGAGTTCTTGGACAACTCTTTAGAAACTTCACAAGTAACCGGTCGTACGATCTTAAATCTCCCAGAGAACGTTATTGCTTTTACCGGCGGCGACGAGATAAGAGAATACTCAAAGAACCTAAAATACAACTTTAATACAAACATTATTTTCCTCAATGGTATTTATCCGGTTATAGAACAACTAATAAATAATACAAGAGAGATTGAAAGCTTTAGATCCTTTATGGACGACGCTTTTGCTAAGCCTGTTTTTTACAGACGAGGAACACAAGCTTTTTACCGAAATGGTTTACCAACATTACGAGAAGACCTTCAGAATGAGTTTGACAGCAGCAAAGCTCAAGATTATCCGGATCGCATAGACTACTTTATCAAAGTCATGGAAGAGATAATCCAAGCAACTGCAAAGTTTGATTCTATTGATCTGGTATTATCTGTGCGCTTCGCCATTGTCGAACTAAAAAAGCTAATCTCTTTGGATGAAAATGCGAATACAAATGAATACTCTTTTGAGTTATTCTTTAGGTTCTTTGATAGCCTAGTGAAAGAACTTCAGCAAGTTTTCCTTGGAGTTGGTTTCCAACTATCGGGCGCCTTTAGCGGGAAAGGAAAGAGTGGAAGCTCAACAAACCCTGAGAAAACTCTAATCAAAGTCAAGCACTCCTTTGGATATGAGTTTAAGCCAGAAGACTATTCTCTAAGGTATTCATATATGGGCGGTGGGCCAACAACTAACTTCCCAGCGATAACCCAAGGCGCTTATGGGCTTTTGATGAACGAGAATGTACGCAAGTACTTCACAACAGATACCCCCACTAGATCTCCTGCTATAGCCGGTATAGAGAACCCTGATCGTTATAGTGTAGTGCCAACAATGGACTATCTTACTGTCCGATCGGTAAAGAAACGAAACGAAGTTGTTTTTGACAACACTAGACCGGGTTTCTATTCAGAGGTGTCAGAAATCCAAGGCGCAAAGTCTAGCTACTTGACAGCATTAAACATTATCAAAAACAAACTGTCAAACATCAACATTGAGCGTTTCGAAGAAACATCACCAGAAAGCCCAGCACTTAAGTCTAGCTTATACAATGCGATAAACGAAGTATACAACCTTATCTCTTTTATTCCATTTCCTTTCGTTGTCGACAAGTCTGATGACTTTACAAGAGAAACAACTGATTCTATCCTAGAGAGCGCAGTATCAAATGAAGTTTTACGACCATCAGAAGACGAAAATAACGAAATCGTAGAAGCAATCTACAACTTGGATGAGAATTTCGAGGATTTAGACGAACTAAACGCCACCATCGAGAATAGGCTGAGCGTCCTAACATTATTTTTAGATTATGTTGAGAACCTAATAGAGCACCCAACCAATTATGACTCTTTATTGCTAGATGCAGGCTTGAGAAACTCAACACAATTTTTAGAATCCATAAGATCAATCAAGGGGTCTCCGACAGTTAGCGGTGATGGTTCCATTATTTCAGAGATTAGATTACCATACCCCCTATACTCGCTTTATGAGACATTCCAAACGACGCCAGATCAAGGAAGGATAACTTTCTTCTGGGGTGGTGGCCAGACAGTCTTGCAAAGCGCCCTCAATTCCTCATTTATCAGACTCAACTTCGCAAACATCAAAGAAATACAAACGCTAACAGGCTTTAGTACCTTAGAGGACGGCCAGCCTAATCTTTCCAGCCCTATTTTTGAGACCATACCGCCATCTGAAAGTTTTGAGCCGAACAGCGCACTATTTTGTAAGATGTCTAATTATAACATAGGACATAAAAACACTATGTGGTACTTAAACAGCAACAACCTTTTGGGGCTCAAGGGAGAAGCGGAACATTTCTTTATAAACAGTGTTGAGCCAGGGCCACGCCTAACTGAGGTAGGAGACTCAATACAACTAGCCACAATCGGCAATCTAACACAGGAACAGCTCGAAGAAGCGGTTGAGAACTTTGAAGGATAATTATAATGTCAGCAATTTTATCAAATAGAAGTTTACAATTTTACAATAATGAAACTGTTTTCGATCTAAACTTAAAGCAGACAGATTTCCTTCCTCAAAGTAGGTTTGGTGGGGAAGTTATCGTCTCGACAGAAACCGGCGAAACGATAGAAGAGGTTATCCCGGCAAACATCGATGTTTTCCGTTATCTAACCGGACTGGCCAGATACAAAACAACAACCGATGAAGAAGTCACGATAGGCAACATTGCCAAATTTGACGATCGAGTAACGTTTGATGGTGACACTATAAGATTCCAGGAAAGTTTTCAGTTCGAATACCGTATACCTTTCTCAAAGATTCGATTTATAAAAAACAAAACAGTCCAAAAGGTTGGCGAAGACGAACAATCTTTATTTTATGAATCTTTCCAAGACATTAAGTTTCACTTTCGAAGCTTAGAATGGGTAAAAGTTTTTCATTCACGGGAAGTTTTCATCGAGTTCCTGCAGAGAGGCGATTTCGAAGGTCGGAAATACAACCTTATCGATGACTATGCCACACACGCACTGATGGACAAGTGTGAAGAAACAATTTCGCTCTTAGCACCCAGAGCCGGCCTTAGTTCTGTAAAATTCACTATTCGCCCGGTAGGAATGAAGCCGTTTGTCGATAGATCAGAAATAGCCACTTCATACTTAGATTTAAGCATTAACACTCTAGCGCAAGTGCCCGAGACGCTAGTAAAGATGGAGAAAGAGTCAAATTTAGAAGCAGTATCTGATCTAAGATTTATTGTCGACGAGAACTACAATTTCTTATCTAGAGAGTACGAATTCGGAGAAAGAGCACCCTCAAGCCGATTCTATACAGGCTTTGAGGAAAGCTTGATGCCATCAGGCTATCTCTTTAGCATAATAAAGTACTTAGAAGCCTTGGTAGATAACATGCGCCAAGAAGACCGGCCAACTGCAACAATAACAAACTATATCAACGAACTAAAAGAAAAGCTGTTTTTTGGGCCTTTTGATTTAGAGCCAGTGCAAACTAGTCAGCAATCTGGTGAACTAACAAGAGACTTATACAACAAGTTTGGCATCTCAATCAAAAACCTTAATAATGTTGAGTTTGAAGAGGCATACGGAGAGCTGCCCGACCAACAAAAGAGAAGATTAATTTTGATTGATCCGACAGTCTCACAAAACTTTAATTTTCAATCACTCTTCCCATTCGGCAACAGGATAGAAATCTCGGATCTTCCTTCAAGCCAGTTTAATTTGTTGAACATCCTAACAAACTATAACCTAGAAGCAGAAATAATGCTCAACTTGATGGACGGCACGGCAACATCTGCAAGTGAGATAACATCAAGACAAAAAAATCTTTCCATTACTGATTACTTTACCGGTCAACCAACAACAACTTCAACTAGAGAGGCAAGAGAGTTTGATTTTTCTACAATCTTCAACAATACAACACAACCATTCACCATTAATAGGTCAACCGGACAAACTGAAATAATTGGTAAGCCAGACATTTTTGAGCAAGTAGAGCGTTTTAATTCAAGCTTTATAACACCCTACAAGAATAATCTCAACTTAACCAACTATAGAAATGAAGGAATTATTTCAAATTTTGAATTTCTTGATCAACTTAAAACAACCATCGGAAATATCGCATCAGACAACCTTCCAAATCTAAAAGACCTATTTTTGTCAAGAAAAAACAACTATTTTGAGATTTTTGCTTACAAGGTTGGTAAAAGAAACACCCTAACAGGCGCCCGTCAGCAGTTCTTTATCTTCAACAGACCAGAAGAACTTGTAGAGTTTTTTGATACTCAAGTCAAGCCAAATCAAGAATACGAATACTCTTTATCCGCATTAGCATTTGTTTTAGAAAGTTCTTATCGCTATGAGGTGGCCACTAATATAGAATTGGGTGTTGACCTTGGGTCCCGCCCCGAAGAAGACAGATACGTTTTAGGTTCAAAGGTAAGAACCAGTCAGCAGCCAAAGATAATAGAACTTCCATTGGCTTTTGAGAATTCAGTCCTAACAGACGCTCCCCCAGTTAGACCAAACGTTGAGTTTTATCCGGTAAAAGATTTTAGTGACCGAGTCAAGATTAGACTCTCATCAATGAACGCAACAGAACACGCAATGCCTGTGGTGCTTGAGAGTGGAGATAGAGCTTTATTCCAAAAGATAAGACAGTCCCAAAAAGTAAGACAAGATGAAAAGATAAGATTCCACTCAGATGAAACTCCAGCAGCCTTCGAAGTATTCAGGTTAGACCGAAAGCCAGAATCGATTCGAGATTTTGTTAGAGGAAAAAGAATCATAAGAAGTGTAACATCTAAAGATCAAAGCACAGACGGCACTTCCTTTATGGATAACATAGTTGCTAATGTAGACTATTACTATCTTTTCAGAACCTTGGACTTTCACGGAAACATTTCCAACCCAACTGAAGTATTTAAGTTTACGCTAGTCGATAACGAAGGAGCGCTCCAGCCTTTGCTTTCTACATTTTCTCTTGAAGAAATGTTTGGTGTTTTAGGGGCTGATGGAGAGTTCAGAAAAATTAAAAAAGATACTAATTCCAAAAATGTAAGAAGGTTTATAAAGATCAGGCCTAACGCTCAAGAGATCTCTTTTGTTCGTGGGCAATTTAATGGAAAGAAATCAGAGGATGTTTCATCAGTAGTTCTCGGTAGAGGCGCTTTACCATCAAGTGTAGATCCAGATAAGGTAGAATCACAAAACAACATTATCAATCAAAGGTATATGCTTGAGTTAAAATCTAAAAAAACAGGTAAGTCAATCTTTGTTGAGTTTAAATATGTTCTAAACGATTTTAACATTGCAACAAAAGAAAGAAGAACTATGGTACCAGATACTGTCACAGAGAAAGACATACAAGATGCCATAGCAAGAAGAAACGAAGGCGACCCAGTGCCAACTGGGCGCCCTAGGGCCACTCTTATGGACCGGGCTCTAGAAAACATTCGTGAAGAACAGTTTGAGACTGCCGGTGAAAGAGCAGGTACGGCCCGTGAGGTAGTAGAAGGTGACGCCGCAAACACCCTAGGCTCTATTAGCCGTGGTGGTATTGATTATACATAATAGAATAAAATTATTTAACAACTATTTATAGTAAGAAAAGGAGTTTATGCATGGCATTTTTAGACAATTCAGGCGACATCATACTCGATGCAGTCTTGACAGACGAAGGGCGACGACGCCTAGCAGAAGGAAAAGGAACATTTAGAATCACAAAGTTTGCTTTAGGCGACGATGAGATTGATTATGGCCTTTATGACAAGAACCACCCAAGTGGCTCTGCCTACTTCGATCTAGAAATCCTCCAAACTCCTATCTTTGAAGCATTCACGAACAATGGGTCGTCAATGAAGTCAAAGATCATAACAATCAACAATCCAAACTTGCTTTACCTACCGGTCATCAAACTCAACGATACGGACAGCCGAGGACCAGTAGCAGCAAATTTTGGTGCAGATACATTCCTAATCCCTGTCGATAAAACAACAAACGATAAATTCTCAGGGGATAACATTGGCATCTTGCGCTCTCCTGCTGACGATGAACTATCCTCTACCGGCAATCGATTCATTAGGGTAGATCAAGGCTTAGACACTACGTCTATTAGCCCCGGCGCTGGCCTATCATCCGATCTTAGAGAAGATACATTTATAATCGAGATGGACAATCGACTAGGTGGTCTAATTTCTGGCTTGAATAGTGAAGAACTTACAGAAAAGACCCCAAGTAACGTTGATGATGATGATATTGCAACTTACATGGTTAGTGCAACAACAGACACGTCCTTCGTAAGGGCAAATAGAAATAACAGTAGCCAACCTGGTCAGGTTATTTCAGGCCCTAGAGGAAATATATTGCAGCTTCGTATTCGTCCGAAGATTGACTTGGCAGAATCAGATTACTACTTTGACTTATTCGGTTCTGTTGATACTAGCGCTACAATTGACTATTATACCGACGTTGCAGCCAATGTTAAGTATATTGACTCATTTGTTACAATCTATGGTGCGTCAACTGGTTACACCGTCCAGATACCAATCAGGTTCTTAAAAAATAATTCATAATAAATAAAAGAGAGAAAAAATGGCATCAACATTTAAAACATTCGGATCGGACGACCAAACAGTAACGGCAACAAACCTTCACGAGGTTATTCCAATTACTGGCACAATTGTATCAGGAACTTATTCTGACAACAATATCAAAAACTATGCTCACGGTATGTTTCAGTCTGTTTATGACTATCCCTATCTAAGCTCTTCAGCAAACCACATATTTGATATAACTGTTGGTTACTCTGCAAATTCATCATTATCAGGCGCTGCTAGCATCCAGAACGCTAAAAAGATAAACATTTATAATCAGTTTGCAAAAGTTTTAGTTCAGCCTGATGTTACTGGCTCAATTCAAGATTTTGATCAGGACGGTGATATATCAGGCGGCGGCACGAAAATGAAAGAATGCTTCTTTTTCCCCTTCTCACGCTTGCTCGTCAAGGATGAAATTAAAAAAGGCTCATTCCAAATGACTGCTTATTTGAGTGGTACTTACACTAATTTGACCGAATCTAATACTGTTTATGATGCTGGCGCTCAGACTGATTACAAAGTTAACTCGCCTGCAGGAGAATATGGCTTATTATACACCAACTCAGCCGGTACTGGTACTCCAGTTGGTCATGTTTATTATCAAGCGGGAATTACTGTTTTAACAGCCAGTGTCTTTAACCTTTTTGCCCAGCCGTCCGGCTTTAATGTTGACGATGAAGACATTGATGCAGTTTTAACCGGCTCATCAATAACCGGCTCAACTGATGGCTTTAGGCACAGGCTTGACAACGTCCAGTTTAACAACACAACGGAACTCAACTCAAGTATTTACTTCTGCCGTGCCGGCTCCAACGAGTTTAACTATTCATCAAACTCAACATACCTATCGGGCTCACAGGTTGTTATAAAGAATGCTAGAACAGACACTCCTGCGTCTTATGTAACTTCCATTGGCCTGTATTCATCAGACAACGTTCTTTTAGCTACCGCAAAGCTTTCAGAGCCACTCAAAAAAGATCCAACAAACGAGCTTACATTACGAGTCAGACTAGACTACTAAAATGAAGTTCTATCAGTTCAAGCAAAACGATGTGGTCGACCAACTTCGGGTGGTCAACCCATCGTGCTCCTTTTTTGTTAACGATAGAACTGTTTATTATAACGGAGCGCCAAACAGCGCTGCCTCGCTTGGCTCAACAATAAATGGTGTTCCATCCGGCTTCATTTCCCTTTACGAGATGAATGTTGATCGTGCTAGCGATAACTTGATTTACCCTTTTGTTGTTAAAGGCGCCTCTTTGAACAACATGAGCACTGTTAGTGAAGCTTCTTATAATGCATTTTCCTATGGAGATGTTATTTCAGGATCTTATCCTCTTTCTGCTAGCATTACAAGAAACTTTTATACGGGATCAACAAGAAGAGAAATAGTATCTTTAAAAAACACTCTAAACAGACGCAGGCTTTATTCTAACCACTTTGCGTATTCTTCATCACTTGGAGATAAGAGCACACAGGATATAGCGCTTATTGATGTCCCTTCCATCTTCTTTGGATCAGGAATGAAGGCGGATACTCTGAAACTAGACTTTTATGTTACTGGAACACTCACAGGGCGCTTAGAAGCAAATGCTAAGGGCGAATTAGTCCAAACTCTACCAATAGACACAAACACCGGTTCAGTTGCTGGTGTGGTACTAAGAGACATGGGCGCTATCTTGCTTACTGGATCTTGGGATGTTACAACCGACAACATTGATAATTATGACCAGTCTGGAGGCACCGAAGAACCATTTAAGTGGTATTATTACACAGCTGGAATTCAAGGAAACATTGAATACACAGCCGCACTGCCATCTTCTTCTTTCCATCTTCATTTTGAGTCTACCAGCGAAGTCAATACAAAGCTAATGTTTTGCACAGCTCCTCGTGGAGAACTAAACCAATCTGAAAACCCAACATTCTATACAAAAGATAGTCACAAGCCTATAGAGTTTACTGGGTCTGTTGGTAGTTTTAGAGAGCCAGCAAGAATAATAAAAAATATAACATCAGCATCTTATCAAGATCCAACAGCCCCATTTGAGAAAACAACTTATATATCTAAAATAGGCTTATACGATGAAGATAAAAACCTTATTGCAATTGCTTCTTTGGCCAGACCCGTAAAGAAAACTGAATCTAGAGATATAACTTTTAAACTAAAGCTTGACATCTAATAAAATATATGATAAGATCATTATATGATTTTAGGTTTAGATATAAGTACAAGTATAACAGGTATAACGTTATTAGATTATAATAATAACATTATTTTAAATGATTCTATAGATCTTCGTAAGTATAAGAACTTCTTTTTAAAGAGTGAAAAAGTTGCTGAGTATTTTAAAAGTCTTTCTCAAGAACCAGATAAGATTTTTATTGAGCAATCTTTACAATCTTTTCGGTCGGGATTTAGCTCAGCTGCAACTCTTTCTACTCTCTCTCGTTTTAATGGCGTTGTCTCTTGGCTTGCTTATAAAGAATGGTCCCTAGAGCCAGGATACATTGCCGCAACCTCGGCTCGAAAACTTGCCGGCATCAAAATAACCAAGGGGACACCGGCAAAAAAACAAGTCCTGCAACATTTGCTTGACACGGAGCCCTTATTCGTGGTAGAGTATACAAGACATGGCAATCCCAAGCCCGACACTTTCGATCGGGCTGATTCACTTATCATTGCCAGGGCGGGACTACAACTATGCACGGACGAGAAAAACTAAACATTATAAAACAAGCGTTAGGACATTCTTACAGGTCGGGCGGTGAATTTTTATTTCACTGCCCTTTTTGTAACCACCGCAAACCAAAGCTTTCACTAAATGTTGAAAAAAATGTATATAAGTGTTGGGTATGCGACGCATCAGGGCGAAACATTCGTCGTTTGGTCAAGAAATTTGGTAACTGGTCGCTTCTAAAAGAATGGGATCGGTTCTCAAGAAAGATTGACTTTTCTGAATTTGACGAAAAGCTTTTATTTGAGATTTCAGATGAAGAAGAACAGCAAGTGGTTCAGCTTCCAAAGGAGTACCAAGCGCTTCATAAAAGAGAAATACCTCTAACTTTGCGACGACCACTCAACTATCTACGCTCCAGAGGCTTGACTGATTTTGATCTTGCTTATTGGAAGGTTGGTTTTTGTGAGAAGGGCATCTATAAAGACCGTTTGGTTGTTCCATCCTTTGGGGATAGTGGCTCACCAAACTATTTTATTACCAGGGCCTTCGATAAAAGCGTATGGCCGGCCTATAAAAACCCAAAAGCCAGCCGCAACATTGTATTTAACGAACTCTTTATCGATTGGGACCAAGACATTGTGATTACAGAAGGTGTTTTTGACGCCATTGTCTCCGGACCTAACTCAGTCCCACTCCTTGGTTCCACAATGACCGAGAATTCGTTGCTGCTTCGCAAGCTTATTGAGAACGACAGCACGGTGTATCTGGCCTTAGATCCAGATGCATACGAAAAAGAACTAAAGATTATGAAACTTCTACTTGATTTTGAGGTAGAAGTCTTCAAGGTTGACTTATCCGGCTTTAATGACTTGGGAGAGATGCCCAAAAACGAATTTTCACTGCGAAAGAAAAAAGCAGCACCTATCCTACAACAGGATTTATTCGAATTAACAGCAAGAAACTTACTGGAGGCGATTTAATGCGTTTTGCACAAATTTCAGACACACACATCCGAAACTACAAATACCAAAAAGAGTATCGACAAGTATTTTCACAGCTTTATAAAACTTTAAAAGAAGAAAATGTCGACTTTATTATTCACACAGGGGACATCGCACACACAAAGACCCAGATTTCACCCGAATTTGTTGAGCTAGCATCAGACTTCCTATCAAGTTTGGCTGATATTGCGCCAACTTATGTTCTTTTGGGCAACCACGATGGAAATCTAAAGAACTCAGCACGCCAAGATGCCCTAACTCCCATCGTTCAGAACCTAAAACACCCGGATCTACATCTTTTCAAGGGTTATGAGCAAGTAAACCTCTCAGAAAAGTTTGTTTTACACGCTATGTGCGTTTTTGATGACCAAGCCAACTGGAATCTTGAGCCCGATCAGGACTTTATCAACATTGCCCTACACCACGGCGCTGTTCGAGGGTCTGAAACAGACATTGGATGGGTTCTAGAGGGCGAAGTGAATCTAGAAACGTTTGAGAACTTTGATTACGGCTTTTTTGGGGACATTCACAAGACAAACCAACTACTAGACGACCACGGACGCTTCCGATACCCAGGATCTACAATCCAGCAGAACTTTGGAGAGTCAAACGACAAAGGCTTCCTTGTTTGGGACATTAAAGACAAAGAAAGTTTTACTTGTAAGCACATTCCTGTCTCCAACCCTAAGCCTTTCATCACAATCAAGCTTACAAAGACCGGAAGACTACCAAGAGGTACTAGTATCCCAACAGGCGCCCGAGTTCGCCTTATTTCAGAGCACAATCACCCGATCTCAACCCTAAAAAAGGCTGCCGATGTGGTAAGAACCAAGTTCAAGCCTGAATCAGTTGCTTTTCTCAACCGGTTTTCGGGCGCTCGTGGGTCAGCCACCTCCGCACACGCAGAAAGAATGAACATGCGTGACGCCAAGGTCCAAGAAAAACTAATGGAAGAGTATCTTGCGGATTATGAGTTAGATAAAGAGCAACTAGCACAAGTTTTCGCCCTAAATAAGCAGATCTCGACTCTTATCAACGAAGACGAGGAAACAAAGCGAAACATTCATTGGAATCTAGACAAATTTAAGTTTGACAACCTTTTTAATTATGGAGAAGATAACTCAATTGACTTTGCGAAACTAAATGGTATTATTGGTATCTTTGGTAAGAACTATTCAGGAAAGTCTTCTATTATTGATAGTATTCTATACGCTATTTTCAATTCCAGCTCAAAGTCGGTGCGTAAGAACGTTGATTTGATCAACCAAAATAAAGAACACGCCACAGGAGAGGTTCAGTTTTCTATTGGAGACAAGGTTTTTACTATCAAACGTGAGGGAAAGAAGTATACCAAGCGTTTACATGGTAAAGCAAGTATTGAGGCAAAGACAGATCTAACCTTTTCTGTGTTTGATCCGGTCACCGGTGAAACCGAATGCCTAAACGGACAGACAAGAAACGGAACCGACGCAAACATTCGCCGCTACCTTGGAACACTAGACGACTTTCTACTAACGTCAATGATTTCCCAGATGAACTCACTAAACTTTATCAATGAAGGTACAACAAAGCGCAAAGAAATCCTCGCAAAGTTCCTTGACCTTGAGATCTTAGATAAAAAGTTCAAGAAAGCAAAAGAAATCTCACAAGATAAGCGTGCCTTGGTAAAGGGGCTAGAAGGTGTTGACTATGATGCTCAGATTGAGGAAGAGCAAGCAGAACTTGAGACGCTCAAAGAAAAGATTTTGTCTGTAAAGCTTCATTGTAATGAACTAAACGTTATTTTAGATGGCCTCAAACAAGAAAAGAGTAAGATCCAGCACCAAGTAGATTCCCAGAAAGAGATCGACATTGACATTGAAAGTGTTTTGAACGAGATCAAAAACTTAGAATCTAAAAAAACAACCTTAGAGGATGAAATAAAAGAAATCTCAGTTCGTATTGAGCAGTGTGAGACTTTTATTCAGGACTTTGATCTAGAAAGGGTCTTAGGACGCAAGGAGGTCCATTCTGAGACACTCAAACAACTTACAGACCTCACAGTAGTGCTAAAAGAAAGAAAGCGGGAGAAGGCCGACATAGAGGACAAACAAAGGCTACTTTCTTCTGTTCCTTGCGGCGATCAGTTTCCCACTTGCCGCTTCATCAAAGATGCCCACGAAGCAGTCGGCTCTTTTGATGTTGTTGAGCAAGCAATCAAAGGCTTGGAAGGCAATGTAGAGGAACGTGAAAATGAAATCAAGAAACTCAACATTGATGAGGTCAATGATCTTCTAGACAAGTATGATAACATTGTAGCAGCCAAAGAAGACACCGAAAACCGCCTCAAGAACAAGGAAATGGAGCTAAAAATGACTCAAATGTCCTTGACCGCCCTTTTGGCCAAGAAGGAAACATACGAAAAGAACGAAGCAGAGATCAGAAAGATCTTAAAACTCAAAGAGCAACTAACTGTTACATCTAGAACAATCAAGAACACTCAAAGCGACTGTGATAGTTGCAACGATGACCTTTTAGAACTTCTTGGAGACGAGGCAGGAGCAAAAGCAAGGATTGACTTAGCAAACCAAACAAAAGCAAAGCTCAAAAAAGCAAGAGAAGATTATTCTACATTTGTTTATTTTATGCGTTGTGTTCATCCAAACGGGATCCCTTATGATGTAACAAAGAAAATGCTTCCAGTTATCAATGAAGAGATCGAGAAGGTGCTTTCTGATGTTGTTGATTTCCAAGTGTTCTTTGAGGAAGACGGAAACAAACTAAACATTTTTATCAAGCACTCAAAGTTTGACGCAAGACCAATCGAACTAGGATCAGGAGCAGAAAAGACTATTGCCGCAACAGCTATTCGCTTGGGGCTTCTAAATGTCTCTTCTTTGCCCATTCCAAACTTTGCCGTGCTGGACGAACCGGCAACAGCACTCGACGCCGAGAACATGGATGGCTTTATCAAGATCCTTCAAATGTATCGTGAAAACTTTGAAACAGTATTCCTTATTTCTCACCTAGATTCTCTTAAAGACATTGTTGATGATGAAGTAATAATCCAGAAGAAGGAGGGATACGCTTTTGTAAATGTCTAACTATTTATAGTAACAAAGGAGAAATAGTAATGGCATGTAAAAATTGTAGCTGTATACCAGTTAATACTGAAAAAGGATTTCTAGACAGAGTTGTAGAAAAGGCTATAAGCAGAAAGTTTCTTGCTTGGATCACAGCAACCGGGCTTTTAGCCTTTGCTGATCTTACATCTGCAGACTGGGTTACGATCACTGCTATCTTTATCGGCTCACAAGCTGCTGTTGATGCAGTAGCAAAACTTCGCTCGTAATAAATGGACTTTAGCATTAAGGATATATTTTTAGTTGCCCTTCTTTTGATCGTCTTTGGGGTGGCCGCTGGCTCAATCTTCAACAAGAAGCAAAACCAGAGCCTTATCAACGAACTGCAAAATGACCTTGCTGCCGCCCAAGGATCAATCGAGATCTTGGAAGGTGTAGAGTTTAGATTAGCACAAGATCTATCCTTTAAAGAAAGACAAATAGCCAACCTTCTAGGAGAAAATACCAGACTTGACGACGCAGCCAAGGAACTAGAAGGAAAGTTAGTTTTTCTAACTCAAGTAAATGCTACACTAAGAGAAAAGATTGAGTTTACCAGTGATGATGAAGACTCTACTGCGACCACAACTGTTATAGAGTATCGTTGCGATGAAGAAACAACAAACACAACAATAACAGAAGAAACTGAGGGTATACCAAACCTAAGAGTCGACTTTGACTTAGAAAACTCAGGTTATAGAGTCTTGGGTTTTACGGAAAGCAACCCTCCGCACGCAGAACTATCCTTATCTCAACTTAGTCCTTTTGTATTAGACTTAGCGCTAAATCAAGGACCAGATGGAGGGTGGAGCGCCATTGCAGCCGAACAAACAAACCGGTTGGAAATAGAGATAGGCGAGCTTATCGTGAATAGCAGACGTCTAAGAGAACGTTGGTATGAAAGGTTTGGAGTGGGTATTGCTGTAAACGCCGGCTTAGGCACTTTTGCAGTTGGCCCGGCCCTTCATCTAGAGACAAGAACGCTTGATTACAGTGTGAATACTACTTATGATGTAACAAGCCAATCTGTTATTGGCGGCTTGACTATTGCGTATCGGCCTTTCAGGAGAAGAAGATGAGCATCAAAGACGTTATAGAAGAAATAACTTTGGAACTTCTTAACGAAGTAAAACTAGAAGATGTAATGCAGCAGCTTGATTCAAAGAAAATGAAGAAAGCAGCTGCAAGAAATGAAAGATGGACACCTGAGAAAGTAGAGCGGTGGCTAAAAACACCAAGTTTTCAAGAACTTTTTCTGAACTTCATTCCAAAAGACATTGAAGATAATGATCGTGCAGAAGGATTGCAGTGGATCTTGGGGCTTTATAAAAAAGATGAACTTGGATCGATTAGGCGTTGGACCAGAGAAGTTGTAAATAAACATAGATCTAATCTTGAACTTTTCTTTCAACAAAAAAGGTTCATGGAACAAAAACAACTGCAAGCACTAGATCTTAAAAGGCTAGGCGACGTGGTTGATAAAGCACGGCCAGCGATCAAAGCCCACCTTGAGAAAAAATCTTATTTAGATGCCGATCAAGGAAAAAAGGTTATTCTTGACGACGAGAACTGGACTGTCTACATACCAACAAACAAAGGGGCCGCTTGTGAGCTAGGGAAAGGGACAGAATGGTGCACCGCAGCGCCGGGCTTAGATTACTACGAAGAATACCACACTGACGAAGATCCGCTGATCATTTTCATCCCTAAACACCCAGATCATAAAGGTGAAAAATACCAAATCCACTTTGGAACTGACCAGTTTATGGACGAAGAAGACATCGGCGTCAGTGACCCCAAAAAGGCCAAACTAATCTCCTTGATCAAACCTGCAAAAGAAGCGTTTGGTCAAGAAATCCAAAAAAACTTATCAAAATACGTTTACAAGAAGCTTGACGACGGCCGTGAGTTTAGCCAAAGCCCAGATGGCAAATTCTGGTATCTAAGCGGAAAGCGCCACCGTGAAGATGGCCCTGCTGTTGAAAGGGCCAGCGGACACAAAGAATGGTGGCTAAACGGAAAGTTGCACCGTGAAGATGGCCCTGCTGTTGAAAGGGCCGACGGACGCAAAGAATGGTATCTAAACGGAGATATCCACCGTGAAGATGGCCCTGCTGTTGAAAGGGCCGACGGACGCAAAGAATGGTGGCTAAACGGAGATCTCCACCGTGAAGATGGCCCTGCTGTTGAGTCTACCAGCGGACACAAAGAATGGTGGCTAAACGGAAAGTTGCACCGTGAAGATGGCCCTGCTCGTGAGTATACCAACGGAGCCAAAGAATGGTGGCTAAACGGAGATCTCCACCGTGAAGATGGCCCTGCTATTGAATATGCCAACGGAGGCAAATGGTGGTATCTAAACGGAAAAAAAGTTTCACAACAAGAAGTCGAAAAATTAACTAAACAAAAAAATATATCTGAAACAATAAAAAACCTTATTGAACAAATAACTAAAAAACTTGTTGATGAAACAATAAAAAAAGTTGATGATGAGTATGTTGTTTATCCAAAGAAAGGCGGCGATCGTCTTGGAACACACAAAACCAAGAAAGCAGCCAAAAAACAACTTGCCGCCATAGAAATAAACAAAGAAGGCTTACAAGGGCTTATCGAGAAAGAGGCAACCAGGCTTTTAAGCGAAGTTTCAATGGAACAAGTAATGTTGCAGTTTGATTCAAAGAAAATGAAGAAAGCAGCTGCTAGAAATGAAGAATGGGATCTGGAGAAAGGGGCACGTTGGTTAGCAACACCAAGATTCCAAGAACTTTTTTTGAACTTTATCCCAACAGACATACAAGAAAACGATCGGGCCGAAGGCTTGCAATGGATCTTGGGTCTTTACAAGAAAGGAACGTTGGGTTCGGTCAGATCCTGGACTAAACCCCTCACTGAAAAATACAGCGCAGCGCTTGAGCTCTTCTTTCAACAGAAGCCGTTTATGGAAGAGAAGCAACTTCAAAAGCTAGATCTTGAAGGTCTTCTTAAAACAGTTGCTGAGGCTCGTCCGAAAATCAAAGCACATCTTGATAAGAAATCTTATTTAGATGCCGATCAAGGAAAAAAGGTTATTCTTGACGACGAGAACTGGACTGTCTACATACCAACAAACAAAGGGGCCGCTTGTGAGCTAGGGAAAGGGACAGAATGGTGCACCGCAGCGCCGGGCTTAGATTACTACGAAGAATACCACACTGACGAAGATCCGCTGATCATTTTCATCCCTAAACACCCAGATCATAAAGATGAAAAATATCAAATCCACTTTGGAACTGACCAGTTTATGGACGAAAGAGACATGGTTATTAATGATGGCAAAAAGGCCAAACTAATCTCCTTGATCAAACCTGCAAAAGAAGCGTTTGGTCAAGAAATCCAAAAAGAGATATCAAAATACGTTTACAAGAAGCTTGGCGACGGACGTGAGTTTAGCCAAGGCCCAGATGGCAAAGAATGGCATTTAAACGGAAAGCGCCACCGTGAAGATGGCCCTGCTGTTGAGTCTACCAGCGGACACAAAGAATGGTGGCTAAACGGAAAGTTGCACCGTGAAGATGGCCCTGCTCGTGAATGGGTCGGCGGAAGCAAAGAATGGTATCTAAACGGAAAGTTGCACCGTGAAGATGGCCCTGCTGTTGAAAGGGCCAACGGAGAAAAAGTGTGGTATCTAAACGGAAAAAAAGTCTTGCGATCCTTTTTAAGCAAAGAGAAATAAAATGTATAATCAGTTTTGGAAAATATTTGAGTCTGCAGCAAAAGAAAGAAGCGCTTTGCAGCAAGAACAGAAAAATAAACGCTCTCTAAAAAAAGAAGAGATAAGAAAGGCAGTCTTGTCCAAAGAAACCTTCAAACAACACGACGGCTTATCATCCAAGGTCTGGAATGAAGACGGCCACCTAAAACTAGAAGTCAAACTTAAACTAAAAAGAATAGCAAATGCATTCCTTCGAGATCACAACATTGACCCAGACGCTGTGGAAGACATTTACTTCACTGGTTCACTGGCCGGGTACAACTATCATCCTGATTCTGATGTTGACTTACACATTGTGGTCGATTTTTCCAAAGTTAATCAAGACATTGACTTGGTTCGTGATCTTTTTAATTCTCGTAGATTGGTGTGGAATGAGCAACATAACATAACCATCTTTGGCCACGAAGTTGAGATCTACATTGAGGACGTCGACGAAGCATACGACGATGAAGACCGCCCTGTATACTCAATAACCAAAGATCAGTGGATCAAGAGCCCAAGAAAAGAAGACCGAGACTTTGATTATGATTCTGCGATGAAGAAAGCGCACTTGATTATGCATCAAATAGGCTTGGTCCGAGAGTTGATGAGCCAAGAAAAGTTTGTTGAGGCAAAACGACAAGCCGTACGCATCTTCGCAAAACTCAAAAGAATGAGAAAAGCCGGCCTTCAACGAGAGGGCGCTTACTCACCAGAAAACATTGCTTTCAAGATTCTTCGCAAGCAAGGATACATTGATCAATTGGCTCAGTATAGATCTGACTCCTATGACCTAATGATGTCCTTGTCCCAATGATCAAGATCAAAATAAATAAAATGAAAAAAGACTCTAAGTTCTCAGGTCACGTTATTATCTTCAAGGACAAAGATCATTTCCTTTCGCTGAAAAGAGGCCCCAACGATCCTTGGATGCCGGGAGCGTGGTGCTCAGTTGGCGGCCACATTCACGTTGACGAAGACATAAAAGATGGAACTTGCCGAGAAGTAAAAGAAGAATCAAATCTGATAATAGATCCAAAAAACCTTATTGATACTAACGTTATAAAAAAGAATAGAGTTTATTTCTTTACAACAAACAAGTTTTCAGGTAAGATCCACTTAGACGGAAAAGAGCACACAGATTATAAATGGTGTTCTATAAAAGATCTAGATAGTATGGAAACAACTCCAAACTTAAAAGAAATCGTATTTATTGCTAAACAAAAGGTATACAATGCTCCCACTTGATGAAAAAAAACTAAACGAAATAGCAAAACTAGAAAAAGCAATCAAAGAGCGATGGGGTGAAGAGACAATCAAGACACCTCAAAGCGGATGGGACGAGGAAAAAGAAAAAGATTATAAAGAGCAGCGAAAAGAGTTGGCTCAAAAAATCCAATCTAATGACTCCGAGACACTAGAAGAACAAAAAGGATTTTTTATTACAAAGAGACTACTTAGTAAAGAAAGCAAAACTAAATGTCCCACTTGTTCTTCGCAGATCAAGACCCTGAGAGACGAAACTTGTAAAACCAAATGGGATTCTTGTTTCAAATGTTACATTCAGTGGATTGAAGGAAGAGAAGAAAGGTGGAAAGAAGGATGGAGACCAGATGAGAATCACAAAAGAAAAACTAGTTGAGATAATCAAGGAAGAAATAGCCGACCTAGACGAGGCAACCCTTGGAGGTCTTTTTGGCCGTAGTAAGAAAGCCTCGACCCGAAGGCCCCGAAGAGGCCCAAGTGGAGCGGATGATCTAGATGTTCGTGCTGGCGAGATTGAAGCAATGGATTCAGCTGCCGGCCTAAGCAGAGGCGGCAAGAAAGTATACAATGCTGCCGTTGCAGACGCATCTGCCGATGCATCAAAGATGGATGCAGAGCAAGACAAGGTAATACAATCAATTATATCTAGATTTGATACTTTAGACGACACTCCAGAAGAAGTTGGAGACAGCTTAGTGGGCAACGAAACCTTTGTAAACAACATACGTGCTAAAGTTGCATCAGGTAAATTGTTCAGAACGACTTTCCTTCCAAGAATAAAAAGAGCGATTCAAAAACAAATGAAAGAAATGCCTTCTGTGGAAGGTATGCTCGATGATCCTAAATTCATCGAACAACTTGCAAATAAGATTGCTCAATACAAGCACACTCCGGGAGAATAACAAATGACACCAGTCCAAGCACTAGCACAAGCCGCCGCCCTAGCTTATGATGGCGGCACCGACGCCAACGGCGACCCACTCAAGATTGGTCTTCGCCGTGAAGAAGGCGATCCCATCAAAGATAGCCGCCACATGGACGGATTCACTGTTCGGACTGCCGGCGACATTCTTACAATCACTTATCAAACAGACATCAAGCTTAAAGAAGTTTATGGTGGCGGGTTTGAGGAAGAAATGGAAAGAGTTATGGCCGACATCGCCAAATACCTAACCAATCGAGCTAGCCAGATACTTGGAAAGCGTGTTAGTCTTGGCGCCGACGGCGAAGTTGATGTTCTTGTTCAGTCAACGTCAAATGTGCGAGTTTTTGCGAATGCGATCAAGAAGTACAAGATTAACGGAATGAAAGGAATAGATGAGAACCCTCCCATTCCAGCACAAGACAAGTTGATGGAGACTTACCGACGCTTCGCTAAGGGCGCTAGGAATCTATAACTAGTGTGCTTAATAAAGAGCAAGTAATAAAAGAGATTGTTAGGTGCGGCAAAGATCCCAATTACTTTATTGAGAACTATGTTCGCATCTCTCACCCCGAACAAGGCCCTATACCATTTAGGACCTACCCCTTCCAGAAAGATCTTCTTCAAGATTATAACGCTTACCGTTTCAACATAATCTTAAAAGGACGTCAGCTTGGCATCTCAACAATAACCGCAGCATACTCTGCGTGGCTTATTCTCTTCCACAGGGAAAAGAACATTCTTGTTGTTGCGACCAAACTCTCAACAGCCGGCAACTTGGTTAAAAAAGTTAAGTTCATGATAAAGAACTTACCACCATGGTTGCAAATAGCTGATATATCAATAGACAACAGAAACTCATTTGAGTTAACAAACGGCTCACAGATAAAGGCTTCTTCAACGTCAGGAGATGCCGGCCGTTCAGAAGCACTATCGCTCCTAGTGGTAGATGAGGCTGCTCACGTTGATGGCTTGGACGAGCTTTGGAAAGGCTTGTACCCAACACTATCAACCGGCGGTCGCTGTATTGCCTTATCAACGCCAAACGGGATTGGTAACTGGTTTTATCGTATGTATTCCGACGCTGATGCTGGTCTAAACGATTTCCATCCAACTAGCTTGCCTTGGCACCTTCACCCTGATCGTGATGAAGAGTGGTTTAAAAAAGAAACAAGAAACATGACCAAGAAGGAGATAGCACAGGAGCTAGAATGTTCCTTCCTATCTTCAGGCGAGACTGTTATTGATGCCGAATACTTAGAATGGGTATTTGAGCAAGTCCAAGAACCCCTATACAGAGACGGCTTTGATAGAAACCTTTGGATTTGGCAAGAATACGATCCAGCATCAAAATACTTTATGACTGTTGACGTTGCTAGGGGTGACGGTGAAGACTATTCTGCTTTTCACGTTTGGAACATTACCACAAATGAAATAGTTGCGGAATACCAAGGAAAAGTCGCCATAGATATGTACGCCAATATGGTACATCAGGCCGCAACAAGATACGGCACGTGTTTGGTTGTTGTAGAAAGTAATAATATTGGGTTTATGCTTATTGACAAATTGAAAGATCTAAGGTATAATAACTTATATTATTCTAAGGGAGATGAATTTATTGATCCTTTAATAGCAGAAAACATTACCGGCGCAACACCCGGCTTTACCACTTCTTCTAAGACAAGGCCATTAATCATCGCCAAAATGGAAGAAATGATTCGCAACCAACTAGTTATAACAAGGTCTAAAAGATTATTTGGAGAATTTAAAACTTTCGTCTGGAAAAATGGCCGACCTCAAGCAATGAGATCAAAGCACGATGACTTGGTAATGTCTTTTGCGATTGCTTGCTGGATTAGAGACGCCGTATACGAAGAGAGCGCTTATGACCGAGAAAAATCAGAAAAAATGATGAACGCATTCTTTACAGATAAAAGAGAACTAAATACAACTATCCCTGGAATGATTGGCCACTTACCAGTTATGAAATCAGGACAGGCAAGCGAAGCAAAAAAACAACAGCAACAATATTCTTGGCTATACAAGGGCTAAAAAATGGCATATAAAAAAACAATCATACCTAAAAGAAGTTCAGAGAACACAAGAAACCCGGACAACCCGCTTTACAAGGCGCTTACACGGCTTTTCTCAGGCCCAATCGTCAACTATCGACACGAGCAGGCAAGAAAATACCGCCGAAAGGAACTTGATAAGTTTAATTGGACCTCCGCATCAGGAAAAGAGTTCAAAAAAGCCGATTACGAGAAGAACTACTCGTTTTACGGCGACTTTATGCTCAATCAGAACCGGAACGATCGATATATTGACTTCGATCAGATGGAGTACATGCCAGAACTAAACTCTGCGCTTGATATTTATGCCGATGAGATGACTACCTCAACAGACATTCGTAAAATGCTTACGATTGACTGTCCAAACCAAGAAATCAAGACGGCATTACAGATCTTGTTTTACGATGTTCTCAATGTAGACCTCAACCTTTACGGATGGGCAAGAACTCTTTGTAAGTATGGAGACTTTTTCCTTTATTTGGACGTTGATGAGAAACTAGGCATCCAAAATGTTGTTGCTATGCCTCTCAGCGAACTAGAAAGGCTAGAAGGACAAGATGAAAACAACCCAAACTATTTACAGTTTCAGTGGAACTCCGGTGGCTTGACCTTTGAGGACTGGCAGATAGCTCACTTCCGTATTTTAGGAAATAATAAGTATAACCCCTATGGAACCTCTGTTCTTGAGGGGTCTCGTCGTATCTGGAGGCAACTAACGCTTGTAGAAGACGCAATGATGTCCTATCGTATCGTAAGAGCGCCCGAACGCCGAGTATTTTATGTTGATGTTGGCGCTGTAGCCCCACAGGACGTAAGCACATACATGCAAGAGGTTATGACCACCCTCAAACGAAACCAGATCGTTGATGCAGACAGCGGAAGAGCAGATCTTCGTTATAACCCAATGTCTGTAGAGGAAGATTATTACATTCCAGTCCGAGGCGGCCAACAAGGAACAAAAATCGAGACATTAGCAGGAGGTCAGTTCACTTCACAGATCGAAGACGTGAAATACCTTCGTGAAAAGCTATTTTCCGCCATCAAGATCCCACAAGCTTATCTAGTCGCCGGTGAGAACGCAGAAGACCGAACATCTCTCTCGCAGAAAGACATTCGTTTCGCCAGAACTATCCAACGCCTCCAAAAGGCCTTGATTTCCGAGCTTACAAAGATTGGAATGGTTCACCTTTATACTTTAGGCTTTAGAAAGTCTGATCTTACAGGTTTCAACCTTAAACTCAATAACCCGTCTAGGATTGCCGAACTTCAGGACCTAGAGACAATGAAAACACAGTTTGAGGTTGCCTCATCCGCAACTGAAGGCTTTTTCTCCAAGAGATACATTGCCGAGCACATTTTCAACATCTCACAAGAAGAATTCCTTCGCAACCAGCGTGAAATGTATTTTGACCGAAAGTTCTCTTCTGACCTTGACGCTGCCGCAGCCTCCGACGAGGAAGAAACCTCACTTGGCGGCGGCGACATAGGCGCTTTTGGAGCGGATTCCGAAACACCCGACTTAGGTGGAGAGGAAACACCGGATACTGACGCCGCTGAGCCAGAAGAAGACATTCTAAAAGTTGCACCGGGCAAAAGGGACGATTCTGGAAACATCCTAACAACAACAGAAGCTTCGAAGGGCAAAATGTATAAGCCTAAGAAAGATGGAAGAATCAAGAAGAACCGAATGGCAATGAAGTCAATGGCCGTTCCAGAGTTCGCAACAGGCAACACAAAAAGGTCAAAAATAGGTCTTCCAAAGCCTTCTGAAGTCTTTTTTGAGAACATAGAACCAACCTTAGAGGGGATGGTTGAGAAAAAAGAAACTAGTTATACAGTAGAGGACGATTTTGAGGAGCATTCCAAAGAAATCGACAATCTTTTAGAATCACTGGAGAGAAAAGATGATGACCAAGTACAATAAGAAAAGAAATACCGCTTTTCTTTATGAAGCATTAGTTAGAGAGCTTACAAAAGCGGCTCTTGTAGATGATAAAGAAAAAGCAGCCAAGATAACCAAGATCGTAAAAGAACATTTCAAGAAAGACACCTTACTTTATAAAGAGCTTTATCTTTACCGAACGCTCTTAGAGACAAAAGACATGTCCGAGCCTCACTTGGCCGACCGTCTAATCCAAGAAAGTAAGTTTTCGTATGCGATGGCCGATCGAAAGCAAACATTCAACGCACAAACAAAGCTTATTAATGCTATAAACAAGCAACTAGGCACAAGCGTATACAACAACTTTGTTCCAAATTATAGAGATCTAGGCACTATACACAATATTCTACAAGGTGTGGATAATACCAAAAGCCGTGTTCTAGTGGAAGACAACCTAGTCAAGAAACTTTGTGGTCAAGAAACACTCAGTGAAAAGAAAGAGTATAAGCCAATAGACACATTAGTTTATCGTGAGTTTGTTAAGAACTTTAATGATGAATACGGCACAATGCTTTCAGAAGGTCAAAAGAAAATAGTTTCTCAGTTCATTACCTCATTTGCTGATGATGGAGTTGAGTTCAAAATGTTCATTACAGAAAAGCTTAATGAACTAAAATATGCCCTAGAAAGCTTTGAAGCAAAAAACCCAGTTATCTCAGAAGGCATACAAGACATTACAAAGAAGTTTAATAACTTTGAGAACCTAGAGCTAAATGAAGCGCTTCTTTTGGATACTCTCAAGCTTCAATCCCTAGTAGAGGAGATCAACTATGGCGATTCAAATTAAAGTAAACGACTCCTCAACACCAGACACTCCTCCCGATCGGACCATCAAGCTAAAAGCGAAGAAAGCGCTCAATGGCGACATCTTGGTCAACGATCATCCAGAGCTTCACATAATCGTCTCACGTAAAGACGCTAAAATAACAACTTTTCCAAAAACGGAAATGGGGGATCACACTTATCATTCACAGGATGATCTTTTCTCCTATCTTGCAGACTATGGCGTTATCGCACACGGCTCAATGCAGGGCGGTATTATGATGGGGTCTATGGAGGCTGCTATAATGAAGCCTGCGGAAGGCTCTAAAATTGATTTTGTAGAAGTTACCCTATCAAGGCTTTATGACTATTTCCAAATGGAAGAGCCAAGCTTCGCAATGAATGATAAGTTTGAAGACAACGAGCAAGAGCGCCTTACAGATCCAGAGGTTTATACAGATCTAGGGAACGTTCCGCAAGCAGAGAAGAAAGGATCAATCGATCCTAGGTTTGCTCGCAGGTATTACATTACTTACCACTTCTAATGCCGCTGCTGCTTTTTATTCTGGCTAGTTATGGATTGACACAGATCTTGGTCTATGGATCAATCTTTAATAGCATCAGGCCAAAGCACCACTTTTTCCACTGCCCTATGTGCGTTGGTTTTTGGGCTGGCTTGCTTATTTACTGCATTCTAAACACGCCCGAACCCTCATACGGCTTTGCTTATGGGTGTCTTTCATCAGGCACCTCTTATGCTTTATGTCAGATCTTTGGAGATGAAGGAATAAATTTTAGAATTTATAAAACTTAACACTATTTATAAAAGAATGGAGATTATTATGCCTTGGACACAAAAATGGGCTCTACAGCCGGTTCGTCGCTGCTGCAAAGGGTCTTGAACCGAGCGGGTGACGCCCGCCAAAGGAAATTTAGATGCGTAAACAATTATTGAGAGAGTTTTATGAGCTTTGTGATGGTGGGGTCTGTCAAGACTTTCTAACAGAAGGCGAAAAGAAAAGAATCAACGAAGGCGCCACTATTCTTACCGGTGTTTTACAAAAATACGGAGAAAAGAACGGCAATGGTCGTGTGTATCCGGAAAGAACACTACGAAGAGAAGTTGATAATTATAAAAAAGTAGTGACTGAAAGACGATCGGTTGGCGAACTTGACCATCCGGACGATTCAGTTGTCAATCTTAAGAACGTCTCGCACCTAATAACAGACATTTGGATGGACGGCAATAAGGTAATGGGTAAGTTAGAAGTTCTACCAACGCCCTCCGGAGACATACTCAAGGGTTTGGTCAATGCCGGCGTTAAGATCGGCATCTCATCAAGAGGTTTAGGTTCGGTTCGTGAGTCACGTGAAGGAACAATGGTAAATGAAGATTTCCAGCTTATTTGTTTTGACGTAGTTCAGGAGCCATCAACATCAGGTGCTTTTGTTGGCCCCACAAGATCTTCTTATATGAACGAGGACCTTACAAGAACCGCTTTGGACAGTACCAGAGAACAAATAATACTTTCGAAAATTTACGACCTAGTAGGACTATAATGAATAAAGATGAACTCACAAAGATCTTGAAGCCTCTTATTAAAGAGTGTGTAAAAGAAGTGATTATGGAAGAGCCAGGAGTTCTTGCTCACATAATCAAAGAATCAGTGCAAGGCGTCTCTGTCTCAACTATAACTGAGGGCAGAGATGAAGAACCTATTCGTAAGTTTATGAAAAAAGCACAAAAAGCCAAGCCAAAGAAAGACATCAACGAAACCAGGAAGCGACTCTTGGACTCAATCGGCGGCGCAGGCAACTTTGGCGGTGTGAACATTTTTGAAGGAACGGAGCCGCTAGCAGCCGCACCTTCCTCGCAACAAGAAAAATTCGGTGCTCTAAGGGACTCAGATCCTAATGACTCCGGTGTAGATTTATCAGCTTTCGGACTATAGGAGACCAATGAGAAAGTACAACAAGTCAAGTAAAGGAAATTTCGAAGAATACGATCGAAAACTTGACAAGAAAAGAAAGAAGTATGGAAAGAAAATCAATGCCCTAGACGGAATTGAGCCATACCAAGTGGAAGTAAGGAACGGAGATGTTATGAAGGCATACAGAGTCCTAGAGAGGATGCTAAAGAAAGATCGTGTCCTTGAGAACCACAGAGAAAGACAATATTACAGAAAACCTTCGGAAATTCGCAGCGAAGAAAAGCGAAGAAAGAAGAGAAAACAAGAAAAAGAAAAAGTAAGAAGGCAGCTTGAAGAAGCGCAAGACAATTCTTAACTTTAGGAGATAATCAATGAGCGTATTTAATTATAAAACAGGCTTGGGCAATTCTTCAGCATACCAAGTAAGCGCAGTGCCTTATGTTATTAGAGGTAGCACCACCGGTGCAAATGTATACGAGGCTAATTTTACAAATGTAACTAATTTTATTCAGGTTTCGGCTTCCGGACCTCTAAGGATCGGGTTTTCATCCCTAGGGGTAACAGCAAACGAAAATTATTTTGTAACCCCCGAAGGTGTAAGTGACATCTATTATTGGAGAGTCGCCTCTCTTTATCTCCAGA